GTTCGACGCCCTCCAAAAGGTTGACGGGGACGTGCTGGTCTACGGCAGCGCGAAGTTCGACGCCCTCCAAAAGGTTGACGGGGACGTGCTGGTCTACGGCAGCGCGAAGTTCGACGCCCTCCAAAAGGTTGGCGGGTACGTGCTGGTCGACGGCAGCGCGAAGCTCGACGCCCCGGCCCTGACCGAGGTTGGCGGGTACGTGCTGGTCGACGGCAGCGCGAAGCTCGACGCCCCGGCCCTGACCGAGGTTGGCGGGGACGTGCGGGTCGACGGCAGCGCGAAGTTCGACGCCCCGGCTTACAAAGTAAAGGTGGTCCGCAAATGACCACCTACATTCGAGAAGGTAAACCCAGCGCAAGCGCGATGCCGCGATACTTCCTCTGCGCGGGAGCGTGGCAGGCCGAACAGCGGGCCGTGGCGGCGGGACTGGCCGTGCATGACGGCGACGCCGAGGACGCCAAGAGCGGGACGCGGATTCACGAGGCGGTGACCAGCATCCTGAGCGGCAGCAAGCCGGAGGATACCGCGCTCATCGAGCTGAACGCCGAAACCGAAGTGGAAACCGCTGTGATGTGCCTGAAGGACGCCCGCCAGCACATCGCCCAATGGGAAGAGCTGTACGCCAGCGAGCCGCCCACCATCCGCGTGGAAGAGCGCCGCTGGCTGCATGACGGGCTGGACAAGATCTTGAGCGGGCAATTCGACACGCTGGTGACCAGCGGCAAGAGGGGCCTGCTCATCGACTTCAAGACCGGGCGGCATGAGGAGCCGCATTCCAGCGCGAACGAGCAACTGCGCACCCTGGCTGTATTGAGCAAGCAGCACTATGGACTGGAGAACGTGATGGTTACCATCACGCAGCCGTGGGTGTCGCGCTCCATTCAGCCCTGCGAGTACGACATGGCTGCGCTCCGTTACTCGGATGAGCGGCTGCGTCGCCGCCTGGCCTACATCCAGACCCCGGAAGCCGCTGGCGACCTGAATCCCGGCCCGGAGCAGTGCCGGTTCTGCAAGGCGGCGGGAATCTGCCAAGTGGCACAGAAGACGTGCCGCCAGATCGTGGCGCAGGACACAGCGCTGACCATCGACGATCTTTCGCCTGCCGAGCGGGTTAGGCAGTACGAGACGCTCAAGCTGGCCGAGAGGCTGGCCAAGAAAGGGCAGGCGCTCATCAAGTCGCGCTTGATGGAAGACCCTGAGTATCTGGAAGGCATGGGCCTAAAGCGTGGCGCAGTGCGCCGCAACCTGGAAGGCACACCCGCCGAGGTCTACAAGGCGGTCAGCCCGGTGCTGACGACGGAGCAGTTTGCCGAGTGCTGCACGCCCAGGCTGGGCGACTTGGAGAAGGCCTACATCAATGCCTACGCCGAGCAGGAGGGCAACAAAAAGGGTGCGAAGGCCTTGGGCAAGGAAGCGTTCGTGAACGTGATGGCCCGCGCCGGGCTGGTGAACACCAGCGAGAACGCTCCGACGATCACGCCCAAGGACAAGATCAAAGACGGGCAGGAGTGGGCGCCCGCCATCACCGACCAACCGCAACCGGAAATGCAGGAGGCCGCGTGACCATCGCTGACCACATCGAATTTGGCGACGAGCGCGACATCCCGCCGCACGTCACGGAAGCCGCCTGGGAGAAGTGGCTTTGGATGAAAAACGAATATGGCGAGCAAGCGGCCTTCGGGAAGCTGCTGGCCGGTACGGTCGGCTACACCAAGCAGCAAGTCGTTAATCAACTGGAGGCACAGGTAACTCTTCCTCAACTCGAACTAGAAGCATTCACAGGATAATCGAAATGACCCCGACAACCATCTATCTCGCTGGCCCGATGACGGGCTACCCGGAGTGGAACCACCCCGAGTTCAACCGTGTGGCGCGTGAGCTGCGCCTGCAAGGCCATCGGGTTCTCAACCCCGCCGAGAACGGAGCCGACGAATCCAAGACCTGGGAAGCATACATGGCGCTGGCGGTCAATATGCTCAGCCGATCCAAAGCGGTCGCTTTCCTCAAGGGGTGGGAGCGGTCACGGGGAGCGAAGGTAGAGCATGGCCTTGCCCGGACGCTGGGGCTGCCGTGCCTGGACGCCTACACGCTCAAGCCGCTGCCGGAGCCGATCCAAGAGCACGAGGAAGCCAACCCGCTTCTGCGAGCCAATGAGCTGATCTTCGGGGACCGGCAGGCGTCTTACGGCCACCCCCTGGATGACTTCACCAAGACCGCGTTTCTCTGGACGGCGCACCTGCGGGCAAAGCACGGCTACACCGGGCCAGAACTGGAGGCCGAAGACGTGGCCTTCATGATGGCGGACGTGAAGCGCTCCCGGCTCATGGACAACCCGGAACACTTCGACAGTCAGGTAGACGGCCCAGGTTACTGGGGCTGCTACCACCGCATCCGCATGGAGCGGGATTGGCGGGAGCGCGAGGCGAAAGAGAAGATGAACGAGGTGTTGCATTCCGCTGCCTTACAGGCTACCCGAACCGTGAATGCCGCCGCCAAGGGCATGTGGGATCGGAAGTCTGCCTGCGCTGTCGCCAAGGCCGAGGAGGAGTCAAAATGAGCACGGAAGTGAAGCCTGGGGACCGGCATGTGTGCCCGGAGGGGCAATACGTGTTCAAGCGGACATCGGACGGCGACGACTTCATGATCTGCCAGATGCGGGGCTGGGGGTATCTGACGGGCAAGCTTGGGCTGCCTGATGACAAGGCTCTCCAGATCCAGCGTGAGCACGCGGAGGAGATTGCCGCGATTCCGCAGATGCAGAAGGAACTGGCGCGACTGCGGGGGCAGAACGCTGAGATGCTGGAGGCGTTGAAGGCTGCGCAAGGAGTGTTTGAAAACTTTCTGGTCGAGCTAGAGTTTGCGCACATCGCTGATGCCGCTTTCGAAAAGGCTTCCACCGCCATCGCTATGGCCGAGAGGAAGGAGAAGTCATGAGCGGAGCAAAAGCCAAATACGCCAACCAACTGCGCCGGGAGAACCGAGCCATGGATCTGCGCCAAGCCTCGCTGGCCTACAACATCAGCCTGACAATCATGCGCGAGATCGCTGAACGCCCTGACTTCCCGTTTGTCCCTGGAACCAAAGTCTTCATGCCTTCGGATTTCGACGCTTGGCGTCTCCGCTGGCACGAGGGATTAACTGCGCAACTAATGCAGCGTCAGCCCGAACGTCATCAGCTCCAAGCCGCGTGTAAATCCGATGAACCAACTCATCAGCGTGATTCATCAAACGCATTGCCGCCTCGCGCCGAACACCTGCTCGAAAGAGCCGCGTAGCATAGGTAACCCGCAACGAATGAAACGTCAGATGATCCAACCCGCACATATGAAAGAAATGCTGCCACTTCCTGGAAGGCTGGAAGGGGAAGTCAAAGAGATGGCTTCTGCCGCTGGCCTTGGCTTCCTCCAAAATGGGCAGGATGGCCTCGGGGATCGGGATGCTGAAGGTACGCTTCTCCCCGCCCTTGGGTTTGACGGTGATCGTCTTCGCGTTGAGATCTACTTTATTCATCTCCAGGCGGCATTCACTGAGGCGCAGCCCGGTGTTCAGCCCGACCTCGAAACAGAGGCGCATCCAGTCGCCCCATTTCTCGTTCTCCAACTCCCTGCGGATGACGGCAATTTCATCGTCAAATATCTCCGGCTTCTCTTTGGGCTTCGACCTGGGGATGTCGAGATGGGCGAGGGGATTGTTCTCCGCAAACTCCAGCCGCACCGCCTCGTTCATGATAAAGGCCAAGAGCTTGATTTCCGTGATGGCTGTGTTCCGGCTGACGGATCGCCCGGTGCGCTTTACGTAGGTGGAGCGCCATTCCACGTAGGCCAAGGCATGCTTGTAACGGACAGCTCGGGGAAAGTGAATGCCTTCCTCAGAGAGCCACATGTGAAGCCATTTCCAGCGGGCCTTGTACGCGAGCAGCGTCTTTTCGGACTTGCTGTGGCGCTCCAGGTACGGAATCACCCACCGGCTCCAGGCTGCGGGTGCCTGCCGGGCGCTGTTGGCAGCCTCGCGCTTCTGGATCTTCGCCAGCACATCGTGGGCTTTGGCGGTGTCGTTCTGGTCATCGCGGCGCAAGCCCGTGCTGGACTGGACCCACTTGCCTTGCTTATCCTTGTGCCGAATCCACCAGTACGGGGAATCACCCCGCTTCATCAGGGAAGCCATGGGGGCAACGTAGCAAACGTAGCAAACCTCACAAGCCTTTCGGTTGCGATTGTGGCTGTTCACCTCGGGAAAGCCGAGATTGGCCGAGATTATTACCGGGATGCATTAAACGAGGGTTCGATTCCCTCCGCCCGTACCCTTGGGAGTCAAGGACTTGCGGATGTAACGGAGCAAGAGCGTAGCAAGGTAGGCTCCCGATGAGGGTTCTCGTCGCGTGCGAGTTCTCCGGCGTGGTGCGCGAAGCGTTCCGCCGCAAGGGGCATGATGCGTGGTCCTGTGACCTGCTTCCCGCCGTTGATGGCTCGTGTCACCACATCCAGGGCGACTGTCTTGACGCCATAGCGGGGGGGGGGTGGAGCCTCCTTATCGCCCACCCGCCATGTACTTACCTGTGCTCGTCCGGCCTGCACTGGAACAAGCGGCGACCGGGCCGGGAAGTGCAGACCAAGCAGGCGCTGAAGTTCGTTGTCGCCCTGCTCAACGCGCCAGTGGAGCGCATCGCCTTGGAGAATCCCATCGGCTGCATTTCCACCCGTGTGCGCAAGCCAGATCAGACCATTCAGCCGTGGCAGTTCGGGCACCCCGAGAGCAAGGCCACCTGCCTGTGGCTGAAGAATCTCCCGCCGCTTGTGCCCACCAAGATTCTAACCAAGCCGGAATGCGGGCACTGGGACAACCAAACCCCCTCCGGGCAGAACAAGCTTGCCCCGTCGAAGGATCGCTGGAAAGCGCGGGCCATTACCTATCAGGGCATTGCCGATGCGATGGCCGAGCAGTGGGGAGGCGTGGAGCAACCGGAGAAGAATCATGACTGAAGAACAACGCAGCATCTATCAGGGCTACGGCGTGGTGATGGCCGCTCTCGACCGCTTGGAGCGGGAGGGCATCACCATCCACCGCAAGCCATCACCCAGCATCAAGAACAAGGAGACGGTCGCCCGCGTCCAGGATCTGGACTGCCTGCACATCGAAGCGTGGAAGGAAATCGTATTCCTGCCCAAGAACAAGAAGCAGCGCAAGTTGATCGAAGGCGTGCGCTGTGACCTGGGGAAGTTCGAGATCACGTTCCGCCATTACAACGGGATGGCCATGGTTTGGTATCTGAACGACACGCTGGCTGTGGAGTTTGTCGGGCTTCCGGCTGAGATGAAGGAGGCGGCATGACCCCTCCGAACCCATCTTGGAAGGCCGTGTGGACGCTGGCCTTTGTCGCGCTTTGGGCGCTGGCGATCTCGCTCCTGCTGTGCTCCTGCACGCACGTGACGCCGCCGCCCGCAGACAACGATCTCGCGGTGCTGGCCAACATCAACGGGGAGGTGGAGGAAATCATCATCGAGAAACACATCACGGTCATCGTCCGGGGCGCGAAGGTTTCGACCACGGCGGCGACTTCTATCAGCAGAAAAACAAAGGAGAAACCATGGTCGGAGGCGAAGTAATCGGAGTCATTCAACTTGAGGATAAAGTGTGGGTGAACTGCAAAGAAACCCAATTTACATCTCAGTGCGCTATCTATGTCGAAAAAAACGACAAGTCCAGATGTATTGGAGAGGGAGACATGCTTTGGTGGCAATGCGGCATTGCATACTGGACCCCCGCATGTAATCGACACAAGTCAGGCGAAAGGCCCGAACTCAAGGAGGGTAAGGGTTACGATATAGAACTTAAGAAACTCGGGTATTCCGGGGTGAATAAACCTCAATCTCTCGCGGAAAATTCTATCAGCAGAAAGGCAGTGAGGAAATGAAGACTACCGGAAACTATATCATCACGCTTGGCCCCGTGGACTACACACGAACCATTCGAGTGAAGAGCGCTCGTGACTTAGAGCATGCCAAGGAAATCGCCATTGCGCACGCTCACGACGACATGGTGCCGCTGGAAGTTATCAGCGACGGGCCGGAGTACTACGCCAGCTTCGACGCCCGCAGGCACTTCGCTCCTGCCGATGACATCGAAGCACCCACCCAGGAGGCCGCGAGCGCGGGGGAGTGAGATGGCGGAGAAACCATACAAGATCGTCCCCGCGCCCAAGCTCAAGAGAGACATGGTGGGGCGGCATGTAATCCTCAAGTGCTCACTGAAGAATGGCGTCCAGATACTACCTCCAGGGACCATTTGCTGGGTGAATAAAATCTATCGCGGTTTGGAATTGTGGTCAGAGAAATGCCCGTGCTGCGGCGTGAAAGCTTTCATCTCCAAGGTTCCATATTGTGACGTGGAGTTCATCGAATACACCGAAACCGAGGGCTGCATCAACATGCAGGAGTGAGGATGAAGAAGATCAAATGGGAAAAGAAAACACACGACCTTTGGAAAGGCTATGTAGGCGACAAGCCGATGTACGAAATCCAGAAGCGCGGGCGGTGCTATCTCTACGGAGTAGACGGGAAGATCGACAGCGTTAGGTATCTATCAACAGCAAAAATAGCCGCTAATACAGATTTGTTGGCCCGCACGGAAATATAACCCCAACCCCAAAACCCGGCGCTGAAGCCGGGGGAGAACGAGAGATGACTGAAAAAAATGAACAACGTCGCGTGAAACGTGCAGAGAAGCACATCGAACCGCTACGCAGGGCCTACCAGGATTACTACGCATGGCTGTATCGCCAAAGCATTCGCAAGCTGCGCTACATCGCCAAATCAGAATCCACGTTTACCGGCGTCAACTGCGGATGGACCGCTTACCGCGTAGCACCCATTGCAAGCGGGCTGGCGAGAGAAGTTCTCAGGGAAAAGCTTCATGCGCGCAGCGCCGCGAGAAAGGCAAAGGTTAACTGACATGAGCACGAAACCGCGCTGGCTCTATATTCCCGTTGGCGACGGCCTACAGGCGTCCGTTCCGCTCGGCATTAGGGAAGAAGACTATGAGCTTTTGCAGAAGGCGCTGGAACTCTGGAAACCCAAGCTGGTCCCGAAATTGCCGGAACCTGAATACCACATTTAACCCACCCACCACGGAGAATCACATGAGCGAACCGTTCAAAATCACCGGGCCCGGAGCGTACTTGCGCGATGATGGGCAAAAAGCAATCCTGACTTTAGTGCATCATCATGCTGACGCATGGAGGCTTAGAGACGAAGAATCACACTATATCTATGGACTCGATGGGCGACCCTACCCAGCGGAACCTGCCGCCAGAATCGTTCGAGAATGGACATCCGCCGACGACTTCAACGCCCTCTGGAAGCCCTGGGCAGACGAGTGGGGGTGCCGCGTTGAAGACCTTGAGAACGGAGCGCGGCTGACTCCTGAGCAGGTCGAAGTAGATAAGAGATACCGCCTTACATTAAAACGGGAAATTAAATTCGCCCGGAAATATGAACTTTGGGATAACCTACTAAGGGAATGGATTCCCTTGAAGTCTGACTTCCCGGCAGACTGCGATTACACATTCAGAACCATCGAGCCGATGCCGGGGAAGGAATCCTCCCATACACTCAACGACGTGCGGGAGATGATGGAAGAGGCCGAATCCGCGCCAGCGCCCATGCCGCCCGGGCCTTCTGACTTCCCGCCAGGGACGGTGGTGAGAAGTAAGACGTGGGGGTGGGTTATTGAGTGGGCGTCAGTAATCGGCGTTTGCCATAAAGGCATCCGCTTAGAGATAAATCTAGCCAACGGTGCTAGTTGGATTGAGTTTGATGAAATGTCTAACTGGCAGCGCAAGCTCCCCGGCACGGACGTGTGGATTGATTGCGGAGGCGGCGATGGTGTTTAAACCGCATATATTCATCTACCCGCACGACGGCAGTCAGTGGAGCGCGACTATTCACGCGACCAGTGAGGCCGACGCCATCGAGCGCATGAAGTCGTTAAGCGAAAACGGAAAGTATGACGGAATGCTTGGTGGCGAGGTGATAGCCGAAGGGTCGGAGCAGGTGAATGTTGTTGCCCTGCTTGAGGGTGGCCCCTGCCATGAGCAAACACACATCGTGCCGGAGAGGGTGAATATACTCGGTTTTAACGTGTGGAATGAGCATTCAGGAGAGTTGCAGCGCCACGCCTACGAAGCTCAATACGCGGATCTGGAAGACGACAGCGTCCACACGGTTTACAAGCACATTGGCGTGATTGATTGCGGCGGGAAGGCGGTGGCGAAATGAGAGAGGATTTTTGGAGCAGGGTGCGTCAGTTCTTCTGTCGATTGCTTGGGCACAAATCCAGAGGAAACGACTGGGAGTTTAACGGAAGCAAGCACTTCACCTGCAAGCGCTGCCGTTACGTCATCTCGAAAAAGATATGAACTGGACGGAAGCAGACTTGCAGCGGATGGGCCTGACGAAGCAGCCGGATGGCAGCTACGGGAAGGCCCAGGCGAAGGCGGACGGCGGGAAGAATCCCGGCCCGCCCCAAGCGCCCCGGACGTTCACGACCGCGCCCCAGGTGCAGGCGGATGTGGCCCGGCTGAACAAGACGGAGAGGGCTTTCCTCGCCCACTTGCAGGCCACGCTGCCGCCCGGAGCCTGGATCGGCACGCAGACGCACACGTTGAAGCTGGCCGAGCGGTGCCGCTACACGCCCGACTTCACGACGCTGGCCGAGGACGGTGCCCGCTTGGTGATGTGGGAGGTGAAGGGCTTCTGGCGCGATGACGCGCTGGTGAAGATCAAGACCGCCGCCCGGCTCTATCCCTACTACCAGTTCATCGCGGCGCAGCGGAAGAAGGGGGAGTGGGTGCTTCAGGAGTTTAAGCCATGAATAAATGTAAATTCAGCGATTGCCGAAAGTATAGATACGCCCTCATTCACACATGGGATGACGGCCTATTCGCGCAGGAGTTGAAGATCCTGCCGTGGATCGGGCTCAATCCAAGCACGGCAGATGAGTTCCACTTAGATAATACGCTGAAGCGGGTGAAGACCCTTAGCGGCAAGTGGGGTTACACGGGATTCGCGATGCTCAATCTCTTCGCCTACCGATCTACCAAGCCGAAGGACATGAAGGCAGCGCCCGATCTTATCGGCCCGGAGAATGACGCCATCTTGCGAGATTGGGCAAGCCGGTCCCCTCAGATTGTAGCGGCTTGGGGTAAGGACGGGAAGCACCAGGGGCGCGTGCATGTGGTGTGCAGCATCCTGAAGGCCGCTGGAACAAATCTCTACTGCATCAAGGAAAACGAGGACGGCAGTCCCTTCCACCCGCTTTACGCAAAAAACGACTCTACCCTGAAGGCATGGACGCCGAAGGGATAACCCAAAACCAAAGGAGAACCACATGGAAACACCCATCCAATCCGAACACTGGAACGACGCCAATGGTAACCCCGCAGGCGGCAGCACTTATGGCCCCGGCTTTGCCATCAGTTGGCAGAACGGCCCGCTTGGCCGTGGTGAGGAACGTAAGGAACCGAACGGCGCGTTTGTTGAGAACGTGATCAAGGCGGTGAAGGACCGGATCGACTACTACCAGGCCAGCAAGTTTGCCTGTGAGGAGAACGCCAAAGCCGCCGAGCACCTGCAAGCCGCCCTCGACATCCTGAACAGCCGCACCGCCAAGCGTGAGGCGCGTGGGGTGGAGGGAACTCACGCCAAGTAAGCGAATCTTTACCTGTGCGAAAGGAGGTGATGCCCGATGCAACCTAGACCCCAAGATTTGACCCACCGGGGGCCGCGCATCCGGTAAAACACGCGGGAGATTGAGTATCAAAATCGCCGATTTTTGAAAGACAAATCGGCTTGAGTGCAGTGAATGAACAACAAGGAGAAGGAATGGAAACTGAAAGCTTAATCGCCCTCCGGGCAAAGTGGATCAACGAGAAGGCTGAACTGGATGTTCTTCAAGATGAGGAGCGTGGTCAACTTACCAAGCAACAACGGTACGGCGAAATCAAGGCATACTCGAAATGCATCAACAGCCTGGGGGCGTTGATCGACGAAGAGGGGGCCGAGCAATGCGAGTCCTGCAACAAGCGCCTGCCGATGGGTGAAATGAAGGCGGACAATGAGGGTGTTCCCCTCTGCCCGACGTGCCTTGAGGAAGAAATCAAGGAGATTGAAATCCCCACGAACAGCGCCGCCTGAGCACGAACAATCAACAAGGAGAATCATGGATAAATACGAACAGCTACTAAGGGATTTCGAGATGGAGGCAGCCGACGCGCACGACTGCGCCGCTAAGACAACTTGCTCGCATGCCCGCCGGAGTTTTGAAGGAAAGGCGAAAGGCTTGGAGTGGGCTGCCACGGAACTGCACCGGGCTATTTTCGGCGAAGTTGCCAGCTCTGAATACAAGGACGAATGGGGGCGTATCCGCGCCCTTGCCCGCAAACTGCAAAGTGAAGATCCCGAGATGCTTTACGATGAAGCGCTTTCTGCGGCCAGAAATCAGATCAGGAAGAAGTAATAGAGACAACATCGAACAAGGAGAAAGAAATGCAGATGGAAATTAACGGAAAAACCATGGATGTGCCCGATCCAGAAGAAAATTGGGCTGAGGTGGAACTGTACCGCTGGCAGTACGGCCGCCTGCCGATTGAAGGGAAGGAAGAGCCCCTGGATGCATCCAAGGGCTTCGAGGCCATGGCAGACGCGATAGCGGAAGGCTGCAAAAGCGGCGACACGTCGAAGATGCCTAACCCGTTCAATGTCATGATGGCCCTTCGCTACGCGGCAAAGAAGCTGAAACAGTAGAGCCTCATGTTCACCACCGTCGCCAACATCATCTATGCCTGCATATCGCTGATGGATAAATGCGCGAAGCACCAAGAAATCACCACGCGGAAAGCCGGTCGCGTGAAAACCAAACTCAAACACGTCATTCAAGAAATGGCGGACATAGAAAAGGAGAACAAGTAACATGGCAGATTTGAACCGAGTATTCCTGATGGGCAATCTCACGCGAGATCCCGATGTGCGGTACACCCCTAAGGGCACCGCCATTGGCGACCTGGGCATTGCGATCAACCGGCAGTACAAGGACGGCAACGGCGAATCCCGCGAGGAGGTGACCTATGTGGACATCGAGGTGTGGGGACGCCAGGCCGAAACCTGCAAGCAGTATCTCGCCAAGGGACGTAGCGTCTTCATCGAGGGCAGTTTGAAGTTTGAGCAGTGGGAAACCCAGGACGGACAGAAGCGCAGCAAGCTGAAGGTCCGTGCTGACCGCGTGCAGTTCCTTCCATCAGCGGCGATGAAGAACGGAGAGCATGTGCGCCCGCGAACCGATCCGCAGCATGAGAACGCCACCCAGCGCCAGGAGCCGGACCCGCTGCCGGAGGATGATGAAATCCCGTGGTGATGCGATGAAAGCGCACTTACTAGAAAACAAGCCCACTCACCAAGAGGTGTTCTATGCTGACGCAGGTGGGGCTCCGCATTGGGTGTGGGCTGTGGCTGATGTCAACGGAGGATTGGTGAGGCGCGGGTATTTACCAGGCAACCCCCACACGGAGGAGAACGAGGCTTATGCCATATTACAGGCAGTCGAGTACGCAAAGCGATTTTACCCGGGCACATTGATAATTGTCTTCTCGGATAGCTGGGCGGCGATCCGAAACAACCTTCCGGATATTCAACGTGCCCGCGCAGCAATCAAAAAGCGAAATCAACTTCTGGATATACAATGGGTTCCGAGTAAGCAAAACAAGGCACACCGTTACACGCGGGCCTTTAAAAATTGAGACGTAAATGGCTGGATATTTGAAAATTTACAGATCGCTGTTTGGACACTGGCTCTGGAAGGAGAAGCGGTCCTACAGCATGGCGGAAGCCTGGATTGACTTGCTACAGCTTGCGGCCTATGTGCCCACAAAGCAGTTGGTTTCAGGCTCCCTTGTCGAGGTTCCACGTGGTGGGATTGTCGCCTCTGAGCGCTTCCTGTCTGACCGGTGGAGCTGGTCACGGTCTAAGGTGAAGGGGTTTATTCAAAACCTCAAACAAGACCAGATGGTGGGCCTCGAAAAAGACCAGGGAATAACCGTCTTATGTATCTGTAATTACGATAGATACAACATGCAGAAAACCGAAGAAGAGCCACTAACCGACCAGCAACCAGACCGCGAACCGGCCAGAGAGCGACCACCAACCGACCACCAAAGAGCCAATATATATAGTAAGAAGGAAAAGAAGGAAATAACACCCCCTACCCCCTCAAAGGGGGAGGCGAGTGGTTTTGATCACTTCTGGCGAGCCTACCCCAAGCAGAAGAACCAAGCCCAGGCCATGAGGGCATGGCATGAGTGCGTCAGCGCCGGGTACGATCCCCAGGTGATGATTGACGGAGCCAAGCGCTACGCTGCCGAGGTGATGCGGGAAAAGACCGAAGCCCGGTACATCGCGGCACCGCGCAATTGGCTGATGGATCGGCGATGGGAAGACGAACCAGAAAGGCCCGCCGTGAGCCGCAGCGGAACCGCCAGCGCGTTACCGGCCCCATGGGCAGGGTTCCACCGCGATAAGCTCCTCCAGCTCCTCAGAGATGAAAATCCAGCGGATGACGGCATTTGCCTGCGGATGTGGCAAAACATCCACGGTAAAGCCACAGGCCGGGAAAGCGAATTGGAGGCGGACATCAAGGCAAACTGCGAGCCGAAGCACTGGGAGCGGGTCAAGACATTATCAACCGAAGGAGGAAGTGAATTATGAATCAAGACAACAAACCGGAGTACGCCATTTTGAGATGGGCGCATGGCTGGACGATGGAGGGCATTGACGGCCTCGGCCTTCCACTGACCTCATTAAGCGAAAGCGCGGGCCTATTCCCCAAAGGATCGCTGATGGACGCGGGGATAAGCCGACATCTCAAGTTGACTTCCCGTCCGGATACTATTCTTACGATTGGGACGAAGGCTGGGCTTTCCCGTTGGCGGGCTGAGATCGAGAAAAAACTTAAGGGTTTAGACCCGGAGAGCGCTTGGTGGTACGGATTAGATGTAGGAAAGAGTTCCGAGTGCATTTTTTCGGTTCTCGCGGAGCCTAGCTCGGCTCAGCGAAGGGCAATGGCCATCGACGATGGATTTACGCCCCTGGATGCGGACGATCTGGGCCGGTGCCTACGGCTGGTGGAGCGGTTTGGATGGCGCGATAAGATGCATAAGGTAGCCGACGTTCACCCAAATACAGCTTGGCCAAAGATCATCGCCCGGTGGGCAGAGTTGGAAGCGGCCATGCCGGAGCGACAGAGCGCCATTTTGAGGGAGATTCATGCCAGCACCAAGGCGACCGCGAAGGAGACAGCATGAACGACCACGAGCGCGGCAATACCGTCGCCATCCTCAACCAGCCCTTGTACTCAGCCGAGGGCGAGAGATGCGTTCTCGGCTCCATGATGGTGCGTCCTGACGCCGTGATGGATGAGGCGAGGGAGACGCTGACGGCCAAGGATTTCTTTGTGCCTTCCCATCAGATCATGTTCACCGCCCTCTGCGAGCTACAGGACAAGGGATCAGCCATCGACATGCCCATCCTCAGCCAGCACCTTAAGGACAAGAAGCAGGACGAGGCGGTGGGAGGGCTTGGGTATGTGGCCGAGATCATGAACAGCTTCACGACGCACCTGAACGTCGGGAGTTACATCGAGATCGTCAAAAGCAAATCGCTCCTGCGGAAACTGCAAGACGCCTGCGCCGACATTGCCCAGGCAATCCAAGACCAGCAGGACAGCGTGCCCAACATCCTGCAACTTGCCGAGAAGAAGGTCTACGACGTGGCGGCGGCAGCCGACCGTGGGCGCAGCGCGGAATGGGCCAAGGACGTGGCTCCGCAGGTCGCCCGCAAGATCCTTGACACGCCCGCCAACCGCGAGGTGACCGGCATCCAGAGCAGCATCAGGAGATTGGACGAGACCACCACCGGCTGGCATCCGGGTGTTTACGTGATCAGCGCCCGGCGAGGCACCGGCAAGACCGCCTTCGCTTTGTTCTTTGCCCTTGAGGCCGCGAAGCTCCAATGGGATGAGGAGCTGAAGAACTACAAGAGCCCAGGGCACACGGTGGGCGTCTTCAGCCTTGAGATGCGCAAGGACGAGTTGGTGAAGCGCCTGATATCGAACGAGTACGGCATAGACGGCCTGAGCCTGCGCAATGGCAATGTGGGTGCCCAAGAGCGCCTGATGTTGGAAGATGTGGCCGGGGGAGGGTTCACCTACCCGATCATGATGGATGATCAGTTCGACATCACGGTGGCGCAGATGTTGAGCCGCGCCCGGCGATGGAAGCGCGACCACGGCTTAGGAATGCTGGTCATCGACTACGCCCAGCTCATCAAAGCCCCGGACGAGGAGCGCCAAAGAGGCCGCACGCGCCAGAACGAGTGCGCCGCCATCAGCCGGGGGATCAAGCGCATCTCGAAGGAACTGGACGTGCCAGTGCTACTGCTTTCGCAGATCAACAAGGACGGCACCACCCGAGAGGCTGAGGACTGGGAAAACGACGCGGACGTGGTGATGCGTCTCGACCCCGGCGAAGACCCCGGCAACCCGCGTGCACGGGTGTTGACATTCACGAAAAACCGCAACGGGCCGGAGCCGATCATTCCGCTGGTTGCCGATCTCGCCCACATGCGCTTTAGCCAAGTGGAGGATGGACGCTCACCCGTCCATCACTCCGGCCAGGAGGGCGCGGAACCGGAAAGGGCAGACTGGCGATGAGCACCGCGCCCGAAACACCCGAGGAGCTGGCGGCAAAAGAGAGGTTTGACGGCTACGCGCCCATCCTCCTCGAAGCCATCGACCACCACCGGCATTGCCACGGCGAAAACCCGGCATGCATCCACGTGAGCCAAGACATTTGGGAAACGATGCGCCGACTACGGATATACAAGGATGCTGAGCAGGCCGCGCAGACAGTGGGCTTGAAGGTGAATGCGTACATCTTTGAGAATGGCTTCGTGATGTACGATCCCAGTCTGGACATGACCGATGGCGACGGGAACCTGATTGCCAGAGTGAAGACCGTTGCGGGAGGTTAAACCCATCGAAATCGACGGGATTAAAACCAAGCAGGGCCACCCGGCGATAGCGTGCCGAGCGGCCCCGCCCCTGATCAGGATGTTGTGTCTGCCCATCCGGGCAATGCCTGCCGTCTCCGGACATAACCTAAGCTTTCCACGTCTTGCATACGGGAGAAGCGACGCCTTGGAGGCGACCTTCAGTGTGTCAGGAGCGCGACAGCGCGATGAGTATAACCAAACCCGTCAAGCACAATGCAAGAAGAAAGTATTGGCAGTCCGCAAAAAGAATTGACAAATAGCACACAGTTACCAGAGAGTGTCTTTAACGCATTGAATCTAATTATGGCCAGCAACGTAACAAATGGCAGAGGCCGACGCATCTCCGGCGAAGTAGAAAAGAGAATCGAGCGACAGGCTGAGGCTTGGCGTCTCCGTGTCGAAGAAGGCATGCCCATCCGCAAGATTGCCAAGAGGCTCGGCGTGTCCGCGCCGACGATCTCCGGCGACATCCACGAGGTGCGCGAGCGTGTCCGCACGCAGGCCAATGAGCTTTGTGAGCAGTACCTTTCCGAGCAGTTGGAGGACCTGGACACGATCCGCGAGCAGTTGATGCGCTACCTGGCGGCCGATCATATCAATATCTCCGAGGAGAACGAGAAGGGTGACATCGTGCAGACCGTGAAGGAGTACGATGCCCGGATGAACGCCGCCGACAAGATGCTGAAGCTCATGAAGCGGACGGCTGACCTCCTGGGCCTGGACGCGGCCAAACGGATTGAAATTGACGTGACCAACCACATGACGATGGACGCCTGGGAAAAAACCAAGGAGGCGGTGGCGGCGCGGAGCAACTGATGAAATTTCGCCGTCACCACAACAACAAGGGTGCGCGGCAAGTGAAGACGGGCTCGCCAGAGAGGCGGGCTAGACACCTAGCAAAGAGGCTTGGCGTTTCCTACGGGGAGTCAGGCGGAATCAAACAAGAAAGGGATAGACGATGAATGCAGCAGACTCCGACACTTTGAAAAAGATTCTGCGCGATCTTGAGGGTAAGACCGCTGTAGACGACATGGAATTGCAGGACTTGAGGGCGCGGCAGCGATCTTTAGCTCAGCAAGAAAACGCTACCATGTACGCAGCAATGGAGTGTCAAGAGAAATTGGCAACATCCGCAGCTACGCTTCTCAATCAAATTCACACTTTACAACCGCTTAAATCCGACGTGCAGGCGGAGCTTTCGCAAGCGATGAGATCCATCAACAACCTCAAATCAGCGATTATAGATCGAAACATGAAACATTTACGGACATTCGGACGGAGCTAGAGGATTCGCGATGATCGAGACCTACAAGACGGGCTCGCCAGAGAGGCGGGCTAGACACCTAGCAAAGAGGCTTGGCGTTTCCTACGGGGAGTCAGGCGGAATCAAACAAGAAAGGGATAGACGATGAATGCAGCAGTTGAAGAGCAAGAGGCGGCCAATAGACCGAGCCACTTCATCACAGTCAAAGAGATCGTGAGGCTTCAGCGCATACCAGCCGCTGATTGGCCTAAATGGTTTTTGAGCGAGTGGAAAAAACTCACTGAGGAAACCTTCGAGATAGACGCGGAAGAGGGCACCGTCGTGCTCAATGGCACGAAAGCAAGAAGTGAAGACTTTCTTGCGATGGTGGACGGTAAACTCTGTGTGCTACTCCCTTACAACACCTTCGAGGCGACCCGCGAGTTGAACCGCAAAGAGGGGCGGATCGGCCAATTTCGGGCGCACACGTTCAGCGCCAGTCAAGGCTTGCTGGAACACATGCGATTAAAAGGCCATGAAGATCTAACGAAAACACTCATCGAATTCAAAAATCAAGGAGGCGAATCATGATCAAGACCTACAAGACGGCCCCGGCTGAGGCGAAGTGCGCCCAGTGGACGGGGGAGAACCTGGATGAGATTTGCAAGCTTATTGGAGCGCGTCGCATCCATGCGGAGCCCATCAAGATGGTGCCGCATAGAAACATATTCTCACACGTGCTTATAACTATTTTCGCTGGATGGGCGTGCCAGACAGCGTTGGGGGTGTGGCTACTCTTTCACGGCGTGGATCGCGCCGCAGAAACGAGGAAGGGGTTGCGGGTGTGACCAATCGAGAACGAAAACTAACCCCTCGCAAGGCACGCTCGTGGTGTCCGAGTTGTGATCGAGGAATCGTGAGCGATGGGAGTAAATGCCCGACATGCGGGAAACGGAAATACCCGAAACGATTTAAGAAATGAACACCCCCGCAGACAACGCCCTAGCCGCTCTTCGCAACGGCCATCCTGACGTTATGGTGCCGCTGTTCATGGAGGGGCAGTGCGTGACGCTCTCACTCATGCTGCGGGCTCTCTTTCCACAGGCTCGCGCTTGGTACGCAGCGGTCGAGGGCCATGTCTACACCGAGATAGACGGGGCGTCCTACGACATTCGCGGGCGGCACAACCGGTTGCCTGACCACTCTGCGCCCCTAGACTGGCAGCAGACACAGGCCCACAGGTGGCCGGGCCGGGACCAGAGGGTGCTTTGTTCTCCCCACAAGGTATTGACAAATAAATGACGCCCGAAGACGAAGCCGCGTTCCTAAAGACGATCTTCCCGCTCTCCTTAGAGGAGTACCAGCGGGGCAGGAGCGACGTGGAGTGGTGGTGCAAGCACTTCGCCCACTTCCTGGATGAGGCCACGCGCGAGGAAATCCAGATTGTTCCCAACGTGCTCCAGCGACGGGCCTTTGCGGTTTACCGGGCGCGGCTAGCCAAACGGTTGGCCTGCCGGTTGCAGTTGCTCAAACCCCGTGGGCGCGGCGGCAGCTCGACCATTGCGGCGATCCTTTACCACCACCTGATGAACTTTAAGACCAACGCTGGTCAGATCGGGAACAAGCAGGAATCAAGCATCAACGTTTTCCAAATCGTCAAACTCCTGGCGCAGCGCGACAAGTTCCCGTGGGGCACGAAGATCACCAAGGACGTTAACGACCGGATGCACTGGGCGCACAACTCCCGGCTCGGGGCATTCTACACAGCGGGAGAGCCAGAGTCCGCCCGATCCAACCGATTGCAGGCTTACCACGCCACGGAGTGTGGTCGCTGGCCCACAGGCGGCGCTCTGGACGCCAGCGAAACCCTCCAGTCCATGCAGGGCGCTCTGCCGAAGCAGGGTTTTCATTTCGTGGGGGAGGAGAGCACACCCAACGGGGCGCACGGGGCGTTTTTCGAGCGCTTTATGTCCGCACGGTGGCCGCATGCTGACGAGTGCCCGGGAGGCGTCAAGTATTGGAAGCAGTGGGAGAGCGATCTTCCCCAGTCCGTTGATGAGCTAGCCCCGGAACATCAGTACATCAGGGTGTTTGCGCCATGGTACGAGTTCGATGGCTCCATGATTCCGGCTGAGAAGTTCAGCCAGTCGCAGCAGGAGAAGATTCAGGAGACGCTGGACGATGACGAGCGCCAGTTGATCGACCGCTACGCCAGCGAGATCGAAACCGGCCCGCTCAAGGGGCAGCAGCGCCTCGGTAAGGAGATCGACAACGCCAACCTCTGGCAGCAGCTCGCTTGGCGGCGCATGATGATCAGCACCGAGTTCAACGGGAACAAGGGCGACTTTGACCAAGAGCACCCCCGCGACCCTGTGAGTTGCTTCCTCGCCTCTGGCCGTCCCGTATTCGACGCTGACGGCATCATCCAGCTAGAGCGCTACGCCGGGGCGACGACGCCGGACATTGGCAATCTGACCAAGCAGGAGAACGGGGAAGTGCTCTTCACCCTAGACAAGCAGGCCGGGCGCTTCCAGATCTTCCAGCATCCGGTAGAGGGCGGGTGGTACGCCATGGGCGTGGATGGGGCCGAGGGCAAGAGCGACGGCGAGGGAGCGGAGCAGGACGCCCACGGCCTTGCAGTCTGGCGCGATGCGTTCACGAATGAAGACGGTATACATGTCCCCAGGCAACGGGTGGCGTCCATGGTGCCGGTGAACCGCGTGAATCCCGATATATGCGGCGAGGACATGGAGTTGCTGAGTCTGTACTTTGGCGGGTGCATTGTGGTGATCGAAAGACCGGGGACCGCAGGCGGTATGCTCATCCAGCAAGCCAAGATGCGGGAACTCAATCTCTACCACCGCAAGATCGTCAACCCGAACACCAGCAAGCCAAGGCTGGAGGAGGGGTACAACACAAATGTGGCCACGCGAATGCCGTTGCTTTCCCCTCTGCAAACCGCCGTGCGCGATCAGGAGATGATTAATCCCGATCCGTTCGCTATCGGCCAGTACAAGACTTTTGTGCAGCACGAGGACGGCACTTGGAAGCATGCGGATGGCCGTCACGATGACGAGGTATTCGCCGACGCGCTGGCCTTTGAAGGGCTCAAGACGCCGACCGAGTACAAGGTGCGCCGGAAGCGTGATGCTGTGCTGGAGCGCCTGAGGCAGCAGAGGGCCGGGAGTTCGGGGAAGGGGTGGTTGTAAAGCGCCACCTATTGGGATCGTTGATGTCGAACATGCGTTTCGGCAGCTTCTCCACCAGGTACACCGTCCGGTATTTGTCCGCCCATCCAAGAGCCACTTTATCGCCCGCTCTCAGGGTTAGCATCAACTGCGGGTAGGCGAACTGGACGATGTTGTTCTCGCGGTCCACCCATCCGTCGTCAGGGTGCGCGGCTCGGAATCCAAGGGATTGAAGTTCTTCCGCGAAGTCGTCTAGGCGCTGCTTCACCTTGGCTTCCAAGAATGGGTCCATGTCAATCATTCCATCGCCTCCAATCCACCTACCAGCTCAACAACATCCCCAAGATCACATTCCTCAATAGGACACCCGAGAAATTCAAAAGCGTGATCGGAGTTGGGCTTTGAGTTTGGGCGGCGATATAGCGAGTTGGTTTGCTTGAGCACCTCTTCGGACATACGCCATAGTTTCGGGTAGTAACCTTGTCTCATCATTTCGACACGAAGGCTTTGGAAGTCTTTAACCGAGGGCCGCGAATTGAGTTGATGCCGCAATGTTATGCGCTCGCTCATTTCCCCTCCACCTGTTTGTTTTTCTCCACTAATTCAACGCCAAACCCGCGCATATGCTCTGTGAGTTTTCTTTTCCCTATGCGCAATAGTGTTTTCTTGGAAACCTCTTGAGGGGCCTCCAAAGGAAGGCGCGCAACAGGCTCGCCTGAAGGCAGGAGAAAGCAAACTTGAACCCATGGTTCAAAATCACATTTATACTTAAGAACCTTCCATTCTCCTTCAACGGAAATCGGGAGTTCAGAGTTTCTGGTCATCTCCAATAGACGATCTTCTATGTAACTCATTTCGACCCCTCCACTAGTTCGATGCCACGCTGGTCCCTCATGTGGCACTTCAGTTTAGCCTTGAGGATTTTAATTCCCCAGTTGTAGAAATTTCTAATCTCAGGATCGCTCTCTAAGCTAGATTCTAGGTTGCCGTTATACACGCCCAAGTGATCCATGGGAAACCAATCGCGCACAATAGCATTTTCGCCGCTCATCCACACGACATTAATGCGGAATACGAGGCCTCCTAGATTGGAATATGGAACAACGCGCCAGTGACCAGTAAGTTGAGTTGGCGTATCTCCTAAGTTCATTTCGATCCCCCCACCTGCTTGAGCATCGTCCGCAGCATCCCGGCATCGAGCACGGCTTCACGTCGGACGATGACGTATTTCTTGGCCAGCGTGGTGTACAACTTCTCTTTGCGTAGGTCCTGGGCCTCGAACTCCATGAGGTAGGCGACCTGCTCCAAGACGTTGCGGGTGCAGAGCATGCCGTCCTTGTCGTGGTAGAAGACCTGATCCACCTGGGGGCGCGTCATTGCGGTAAAACGGACGAACTGCCCCTTCCATGTGCGGCCATGGAGGTTGAAGCGCGACTCTTCGCTTTGGGTGATCCGGTTGAGGATGGTCAACGGGTCTTCATTGTCCGGCACACCACGGGGCTTACGGCCCGTGAACGGGGCGACCACCAGGAACTGCTGGGCCTCCAGATCGTGAAAGCGCTTACGGGCGCGGCGCTTGGCCTGCTCCCGCTCCTTGTTCTTCTCGTACCAGGCGCGTTTGCGCTCGGCTTCGGCATCGCGGAACTCCGGGTCTTTCCGGGTCTTGGCGTTCCAGGCGCGGGAATTGGCTTGTGCCTTCTCGCTATGCCGTATCTTTCGTTTGGTTTCTGTCATCGTCATCCCTTGGGTTTTGATTACTGGCGTTGTTGCGCCATCCTTTTTTGCGCCGACGCTTCCAACGTAGCTGTGCATTACGTCTCGCGGCGGCAGTTTTTTTCTCAGATTTAGCGCGACCACCTTTGCGCCCCATCTCTTTCGGGTTCATCGGGATAAATAGTCATGCCAAGCGCTTCGCATGTCAACGGGAAAATTGACGAATAATCGCAAGGTATTGACAAATAACATGATAAAGCGTTAGTAATCAGGCATGGAAACTGTGATTACCGAGCAGGCGGAAGCCGCTCAAGCAGCGCAGGCGACGGGCGCAGAAACCCCGGGCACCAGCCCGGAGGCAACTGCTGCGCGTAACCCTTCGGATGGTGCGGGCGTTGATTTCAACCCCGAAACCGCAACCGACGAGGAACTGGAAGCTTACTCAGCGCGAGTCGAGGAGCAGTCCCGACGCGAGCTTGGCTACGAAGAGGAACCGGAAACCCCGGCGAATCGGTCCACCCCAGAACCCGAGAGCGAGGCCGACGAGCCCGCTGCCGAGCCCGAGAAGGCGAAGCAGGAGGAGCCCGAGGCTAAGGAAGAGCAGGAGGAGGAGCCCGATTCCCCTTTCTCCAAGCGCTTCCGCGTGAAGGACGAGCAGGAGGCTGCCGATGTGGCTGCCGCCCGTGCTAATGGCCTTTCGCTTCGGGAATACTACACCAGGATGAACCAGGCCCCCAGCACTCAGGCGGAAGCCGAGAGCGAAACGGAGCCCGAGGCCGATCCCATCAGCGACCTGGAAGCGCAGATCAAGGACACCGAGAGCAAAGCGGACGAAGCCTACGACTCCGGCGACGACGCCGGAGCCCGGAAGCTGGAGCGCCAGATTGGCGACCTGAAGGCGCAACTGGCTGAAGCCCGTGCGGAATCGAAGTTCCGCGCCGAGCGTGAAGCTGAACGTGCCCAAGAAGCCGCCAAAGTCCGCCGCGCCGAGATCCTTGGCCCGCTGCAAAAGCAGTACCCGGATGCCTGGAAGGAAGGCAGCGAGATGCAGATGGCCGCTCAGGAAGAGTTCGAGAAGCTGTCTCAAGCCGTCGCCGAAAGCGATGAAGGCGTTGAGGTGGCCATCACCCGCGCCGCCCGCCGCCTGAACGTCAAGCCCGCGACCGATCCCGCCCCGCTTCCCAAGAAGAATCCTCAGGACATTTCCCAGCCCACCCCTCCGAAGAAGTTGACTCCGCCCCCCGTGGGCGAAGGCAACCAGCCGCAACCATCAACCAACATCGAAATCCCCGACAATCCGTTGGATTTGCTCAATGACCTGAGCCCGGATGATCAGGAAAAGGTGCTGGAGCTGGCCGCTGCCAAGGGCGTGGACAAGTTCTTTGAGACGGGCTTTCCGGCCTCGAACGCCGCCTGACCCCTTCTTCCATCTCAGAGTATTGACAAATAACGGTGCGTCTCCAAACCAACTCAACTTCATAGGAGAACAAACCAATGGCTAACAGAAAAACCATCGCCGTGGAGGCAATGGCGGACATCATCGCACGCAGTGCGGCGAACCAGCCCGTCCTTTACTCCGAGATGATCAAGCGCCGGTTTGAAGGTCAGAACATCTTCAAACATCTCACCGGCGAACCCGGCAGCAACAAGGCTGTCCTCAAAAAGCGCGACTGGAAGAAGACCAGCGCACAGACCATGCACTTCCCGACTGCGGACGCCCTGGGCGGACCGGAGCAGGTGGGCGAGGGCGACATTGAAGGCAAGGAAGAGAACCCGGTTGACCGCACGTTCAGCGTGAAGGTCGATCTCGTGCGCTTCTCTGTCGGCATGAGCTACTACCGCTCGATCTTCACCACCTACGGCAAGGAAGGCGGCATGACGATGCTGATGGCCCAGCTTGGCGACCGCGTTGCCCGCTACCACCAGTTCCGCGTGCTGTACCACCTGAGGGAAGCCGCGCTGGCCAACGCCATGACCACGCTGCGCCCGGACGGCAAGGCCCAGGCTGACCTTGAGGCAGGCGACACCCTGAGTGCCGGTCTGATCCGCAAGGCGTCCAACGCCCTCGCTGGCAACGGCGCTCGCCCCATGAGCATCACCATCGACAAGCACGGTACGCAGATCGAACAGTACCTGGCGGTTGGCACCAAGTCCGGCCTTCAGGCGTTCGTGGACAGCCCTCAGTACCTGAACGCCCAGCAGGAAGCTGGCGCTCGCGGGGAGGCCAATCGCCTCTTCAAGGGCGGCTATTCCGACTGGAACGGCATCGGCATCCTCGGATTCGAGCCGGTTCGCGTCCTGGGCCGCAGCCCGGTCGGTGCCCCGAACCTCCCGATTGCCCACCTCGGCGTCGCCATCACGGCGGGCACGAGCAAGGTCAACGTGGTCGGTGGCGGCAAAAGCTACGACAGTAGCCAAGACCCGCAGCCGAACTACTTTGAGACGTTCGACAACTACCCGCTCAAGGTGGACAACAGCCCCCCGAGCCCGAGCGACGACACCCGCTATGCGGCCATCGTGAACCCGGACGGCACCTTCATGGTGTTCAGCTACGAAACCAACTCGAAGCACCAACTGGTGATGATCGAGCGCCTGGGCGCTTCCGCCACCGGCGATCAGGTGACCTCCCTCGCGGGCATCACCTGGAACGCCAGCGGCAAGAACACGAACGCCGCTGTCCAAGGCGCGACCATCGTTCCGATCACCGAGAACGGCATCCGCCACGGCGGCACCTACGTGCTCGGCGCGGAAAGCTCGCTCTTCGGCATCGGCGCTGACTGGAACCGCTTGGTCTCGTACTCCACGAACGGCACCCTGGACAAGGCTGTCCAGAACGTGTCGGTCATGGGCATCGGTGCCTGCAAGTACACGGCGGAAGACTTTGCCCCGAATGCCATCTACATTGAGCATGCGGTGGACGACGGCTTCCTCCCCGTGGACTTCAAGACCTACAACGCCTAACGCAAACCCTTTCCCGGCTCATCACCGGGGAACTTAGACATCGTCATCCTAGCGGGCCGGAGGTTCAAACCCTCTGGCCCGCGCAACCGAGAGAAAGACAGTACCATGCTGCGATACCGCATTTTCATCACCAACTGGCAGGGCGACAAGCAGACTGTCCGGATGCAGGGCTTCAAGCACGCCGAATGGCAGTTTGACTACCTGCCGAAATACAAGCAGCACGCGCTCCTGTGGGACCGGAAGAAGTCCGGCGATGAGCGCTACATCATTCCGGCCAACCGATTCAACGAGGCAGCGGAAGAAATTTTCAACTCCAAGCAGGCAGGCTACCCGTACAAGCTGGTGCCGTTTGCGGAGCAGGTGGAGGAACCTGAAACCTTTGGGCCGGAGATCGGCCCTGGCGCGGCTCTTGCCGATGGCGAGCCCGAGGGCCTGAACAACGCGCTTTCCAATCTGGAGAAGCCCAGCGACAGCAAACCCATTGCTGACCTGCGCAAGGAAGCCAAGGCGGTTGGCGTTGCCAATGGCCACTACCCGACCATCCGCAGTATGAAGACGGAAGAACTGCGAGAAGCCATCGACGCGGCGACTTGCGTCTAAACCTGAGAACGCCATGACCCTGAAGGATATCCGGGACGACGGCCTGCAATGGTTCGGAGACGACGGGGCCACCGGCAGCCCGGAGAGCTTCCTTTTGTCCTGGATTGCCCAGGAGATCAACGCGGCGCTTCAGAAGATCTACACGGACGGCCCGCGCTGGGTGCGACTGAGGCATAGCGGCCTGCTCCTTCCTGGCCCGAGCACGCTTTCCGGCAAGGCCATCAACCAGTACGCCACCCAGTTCACGGCGGACACCGGGGGCGCGATCACCACCGCGATGGAGGGCAGTAGCATCTACATCCAGGGCAGCACGCAGTGGAACACCATCTTGGCCGCTGACAGCTCCGGCGTGGGCGCTACCCTGCGTGATCCGTTCATGGGCCCGAGTGTGACCGGCGCGACGGCGACCATCGTGGGCGACACGATCAAGCTGCCTAATTACTTTGGCCTGACCGACGTTCACATTCACCCGGCGGACGACGAGTACCACCGGGATTCCAAGCTCACGCCATTCACGAGCTTTGCTGAGTATCAGGAGGTGGCCTATTACGAAAACGACGTGGCCAATCAGGAGCCGGAGCGCTACCTGATCGAGTACCACAACAACGACGTGATCCTGCGCGTCTGGCCGTTCCCTGACGGCCCGTACCTGCTCAAGCTGCAAGGCGAGGCGATCCCAGCCCGGTACGCGGTGGCCGATCTCTCCAGCGAGGTGATTTCCCCCGACCTGCCCAGCGGCATGGTCGAAACCGTTTTCCTGCCGATCTTCCGCTACGGACTGACCCGCTTCCCGCACTTCAACAACGACGACGTGGTGCCGCGCCTGCGCGAGGACTACGAGCGGGCGATGCTGCAACTCGAACACATGGAGCCGCAAAAAGCGCGATGCACGCAAACCGTACCGGGATTATAGCCAATGAAACTTTGCGACCTGATTAAACACTTGATGTCTGACGCCGGGATTCTCCAGCCGGAGGATGCCACGCAAGAGCATTGGCTGCAACTTCGCCGGGCCTGGGACACGGTGATGAACCGGCTCTACAATCACCCGATTGGCCAGAGCGTGGAGATCGCCTACTCCCTGAGCCCGGAGAATGGATGGCAAGACGAGCGCGAGATTCCCGCCATCCTGCTTCCGGCCACGGTCATCCTGCCGCTGATGCGCAAGGAACTGGACGAGAACGCGGATCTTTGGACGGATGTGCCGTTCTTCACCCCGGATGTCGAGAAAGCCGAGATCATCCTTCAGCAGAAGGAGGCGGGTGAATGACGGCGGTGGAGGTCCATCAGTACGCGCAGCAGAAGCGCCCGGACCTCGTGTTTCGTACTCGGGAGGTGGACAACGCCCCGAATGGCAACACCTGCCGCTTGGAGTGCCGGTATCCACACAACTCCAACCGCTGGGTAATCTTCCGAAAAAGCGAGGCCTGGGACAACATTGCCGCCCGGCTCACCAAAGACCCTGCTCCCAAGATACCGCACTTTGAAACCAAGGAGGCTACATGAGCGCTGATATAGCTTTCTTCCTCGGGTTTGGTGTTGCCGTCGCAATCGCGATCACTGTCCGTCGAATCATCGACTATGTCTTAAGCAAGCGATTCGATGCGCAGATGGAGCACGTAAAACGCCTTCGTTTCTGGAACGAACAGATGAGAGCGGCGAGAGAAAACTACAACCACGCGCTGGCTGTTGGTGACAATGAAACCGCCGACTTCAACAGCAAAGCATTTTGGACGGCAGAAAAACGCTTCACTATGGAAATTAAGGAATGGGAGGAGCGCAAATGCAGCTAGCCCCGGTCCATATCCGCGAGTTCAAGGGCGTGAGCCTTCAGCGCGACACCACGGACCAGAAGCCGGGGACGCTCCTCTCTGCCCGCAATGCCGTGTTGCGCCCGCTGGGAGGGCTGGCCACGCCGCCCCCCGCGCTGCGCCTGTGGGGCACCACGCCGCTTTCCGAGTACCTGGACGGCCTGAGCCTGACCACGGCAGACAAAACCGTTCTGCTCAAGGTCAGCAACGAGGGGCATCAGTTCCTTGTCTTCTATGACACCGTGAGAGCCAAGTGCATGGGCGTGTTCTACGGCGGCGCGGATGCCGATGCCTTGAGCGTGACGGCCAAGCCCACCCTGACCCTGGACGGGGCCGAGTTCTGCGTGCTGTGGAAAAAGCTGCAAACCGGCCTGCGGTGGGGAGGCAACACCATCATGGGCCTTGTGGTGATGGGCAATGGCTGTGACGCCAATCTGGTATGGGATGCTCAGGAGGGCACGATTCGCCGTATGGGCGACCATGTGCGCCCCCTCTTTCCCCAAGCGACCGCCACGGATGTGAGCACGCTGGAAGCGCATGACGCCAGCTTCACCTATGACGGCATCCTGTACCAGGCGCTGGAGCCCGGCTTCGATCCCGTCAACGAGGAGACGTACGAACGAGCCAACGGCAACAATGTGGTGGTGAACGTCGCCCAAGGCGGCGTGGATTACTTTGACAGCCTTCTGGAAGGCAAGGGGACGTGGGCAGAGCCCTACGAATACACTGCGATCGTGCCTGCCACCCTGCCCACCAACGAGCAGATGGTGAACTTCATCCAGACCGATCCCAACGCGGCGGGCATTGTCAACGCTACCCTACTGGAAGACCGGGATGAGGTGACCTTGTTCTCTGGCGCACGGCTGGAAGGAGGCATCACCAGCTTTGACGAGAGCGATGTCTTTAAATCCCCCCAGGTCGATGTAGTGACGACCTACTTTCGGCGCGACTCCCGCAACATCGGCTTTGAATCCGCCCCGAGCCCAATCTTCACCTGCAAGGAAGTGGGGGCACAACGGATGCGCGTCACGGTGACTAAAGACGATCTCCGGCCCGGAGCCAGCGAGTTTGACGCCATCCGCATCTATGTCTCGGCCTACACCGTGCAGGAGCAGGGGCAGGGGTGGGCATACGACGGCCAGACCTTCAATTACTCGGCAGGCGAGACGGTGGCGACAGACGGCTTTGCCACCCGTGGCTATCGGGCATTCAAGCTCGCCCTGGAAGTCCCGAACGAGGACGGCACCTATCTCATTGCCCCGAGCCTGCTCAATGACGGCACGGAGCTGAATGCCGAGATGAAGATGCCGAGGCCCGCCACGCAATTCACCTTTGCCTACGGCCGTATTTGGTCGATTGGCGACCAGGCCCACCCGTTGCGCCTGCACTACACCCGCGAGTTTGACCCGAGCGAGGCGCTTTTCCCCGAGAACACGGAGACGCAGAATTACGTCACCATCCCCAGCGACGACCCCAGCGACCGCCTGACGGCCATCTCCAGCTACCGCAACCAGCTCGTGGCCTACACCAAGCGCAAGGCCCGACTCGTGCCGGTGGATTGGCTGACGGCTGGCACGGCGGAAACTCCTGTGCACAGCGGCGCGATCAACCAGCGCTGCGCCATCAACTGGACGGACGGGCAGCAATACTACATCGGCGGGGACTTCAATCTCTACCGGATGCGCCAGCCGACCGATACCGACGATTCCAGCGCGGCCCCGGTGTCCCAGCTCATGGCCCCCGGCTTAGGTGACTACCTCCAAGAGTTCGCGGACACCACGCAAGGCAGTCTGGCACACAGCGAGATCGACTATCTCAACCGGCAATGGTGGTTCTGGTTGATAACCCAAGCCGGAACGTACAAGGGCTTCTGCTTCGATTTCGAGGAGAAGGAGCTGACCGGACCTTTCGACTTCCCGGAGATCAACGCCTCCTGCCGCATCAATGATGCCGACAGCCGGATTGTGGGGTGCGACGACCTGGGCAATCTGTGGGTGGTCGATCTCGAAGGCGCGGCCAACCGCTTCCAGGCGTTCGACAACACGGAGGCGGTCACGCTATACGAGTCGGCAGATTCTATCCCGGCAGCTTATGCCGAGCACAGCGGGCGCGGCGTCATCCAGACGCATGCCATCGGCGATCCGGCTGCGGTCAGGTACATCCTCGACGGCCAGCTCATGGAGTGGGAAACCGGCTGGCTCTACGCCCGTCAGCCCGGCGATCTCGTGGGGTGGTACAAGATTCAGTGGAGCACCGTCCAGGGTAGCGCCGGGCACGTCACCATCAAGATCGAGGACGACAACGGGAACGTGCGGACCTACTACTACGGCGAAGTCTACGGGCGGCGCAACCCGCACACGCAGATCGTCATGTTCAAGGGCAGGGCGGTGCGCTTCACCCTACAGGCCGCGACCGGAGACGGAAAGCCCTTTGCTTTACGGGACGCCTCCCTTTGGTACAAACCACATAAGGGCTCGCTTTAACAACAACAACATGGTATTGACAAATAACACTTAGGAGAAAACGACATGGCACAAATGACCGACTACTTTGAATCCCTGCTGCTGGACTACGTTCTGCGGGAGGGCTCGTACAGCGCCCCCAGCAACCTCTGGATTGGGCTTTCCAACAGCTACTCAGGCTTTGGCGAGGGGGGCGTCAGCTCCGAGGAGAACGGCTCCGGCTACGCCCGCGTCCAGGTGGCGTGCAACACGGGCAATTGGGACGCTCCTGCCAGCCGGGCGACTGCCAATACCAACGAGATTGCTTTTGCGGCGTCCTCGGAAAGCTGGGGAACCGTCTATCAAGTTGGGTTGTTTGACGCCTCGACGGGCGGCAACCTTCTCATGTGGCTCAATTTCAGCCCGGACCCGAGCGTTGGCAACGGCGACATTATTCGCTTTGCTGCAGGCTCTTTGATTTGGGATTTAAAAAACGAGATTTCCACCTACCTGTCCCACGCCCTGCTGAACCACATTTTTCGTGGGAGCGCGTACAGCGCTCCGGCCAACGTCTACGTCGCACTCGGGCCGACTGGGGCCTTCACGGAGGCTGGCGCGATCAGCGAGTTCTCTACCGCCGTGGGGAGCTACGCTCGCGTGGGAGTCGCCACCGACAACGACGAATGGGATGCCGTTTCCAGTGGAGCGACTGCCAACACGAATGCGATCACCTTCCCGACTGCTACCGCCGACTGGGGAACAGCTGTGATGTTTGCGCTCTTCGACGCCTCGACAAGCGGGAACCTCCTGTTCTGGTCTAACCTCGACTCATCCGTGGCCTGCAATAACACGGACGAACCTAAATTCAATGCAGGCGCAATGACAATCGCCGCCGCGTAAGCCATGGCTGAAAAACTCCTCACGGGCAGTGCAACTTTGGATGGCGGCGGAAGCGCCACACCATCCAAGATCCTCACGATGGATACCGAGGTACTCAACTCGGTTACCGTAGGCGAGTTCTCAGTAAGTGGAACGCTTACCTCTAGCGGCTACATTGATCCACAGATCGCCTACCCAGATTTGGTTGGCGAGTTTTCACTTTCTGGAACGCTTCGTCTAAACCCATCATTGAGAGGTAGGGCCACTATGCGAATGAGTGGCTCCGCATCTCCGGGTTTCTCAGGCGGATTGCGGGGCTCTATTCAATTCAGCGCGGGCGGGTCGGCAAACCCAAACTTTAGCCGACAGCCCGCAATGGAATCAACGCAGGCGGGCTTTAGCTTGACTGGTAGCCTACGTAAGAATCCAACGCTTTCCGGCGCAGCAGTTATGCGCGGCGGTGGATCGGCGCGACCATCGCGTATCCTGCTATTGGCAGGGACAGCCACCGTCACCGCGAGAGGGTTTGCGCGCCCCATCGTCATTCTCAGCATTGCGCCAGAGATTGGCGCATGGGTGCTCTTTCAAAGCAACGGCCAGGACAGCGGCACCGTGGGCAGTATCGGCCAGCGCTGGCGGCGTAAGGCCAACACGGAGCAACTGACATCATGAGCTGCCGCATCGTCAATCACGGAGCGCCGATCAGCGGCAGCGCGAGCCCGGCCAGCAACTGGACGGACAACTGCCCCACGGACGCGAATATCGTCTGGCCAACCACGGGCGACAAAGACGTACAGGTGGACGGGGTAGCTAATTTCGCGCAGTCTCTGGATCTTGCCGCCACCTTGAATAACGCAGATCGCCCCAACACTGAGGAAGAAGAAGGCGATGGCACGGAAATTGTGGTTAATGGCTGGGAGTTCAGCCAGCACTGGCCCAACAACACGGCAGGCAACCGTACGGATTTCAACAATTGCGATGACTGCGGGGCGTACAGCCGGGCAGCCTCAAAGCAATACACCGTCAAATCCGGGAACTATGGCCGGATTGAGACGCCCAACCTCTACCATGACAACTCGTGGTGCGGAAAATTCAAGACCGAGCGCCGGGCGGAAATCCTGCTGACAGATGAAAGCGAAACACGGGGGTATCGCTGCGGTTTTTCCATAAAGATCGAAAGCGACCGTGTGGATGTCGTCGCCAACTCCGAGCCAAGCACCAGCATCATCGGGCCGGACGGGCAGACCTACACGGCGCGGGCCTTCAAGTTCCCAGCCTCCATCAACTTCAATGTGAGCATGGCGCTCTACATCAAACGGGCGTGCGACGTGAACGACGAATACGGGGAGTACAACGAGGCGATTGTGCCCTACACGGTGCAGCTTGAGACGGCGATCTGCCGGGAACTGATCGCCCTTGAGAGGCAAACTTACAGCGCTCCTGGAAGGTGGGAGGCGAAAACCGAAGCCATCCCGACATCGCGCTCTTCGATCTCGGATTGCCGATGGGGGTATATCATTCAGAACTTTGGATTGAATCCGACTGTTGAGTACAACAACTGTTGGTATCCGAACTTCACCAACTACACATGGTCGGAGCCTGGAGAGGAGAATTTCCCGTACTACACCCTGCCGTCTTCCTCGCTGAGCGCTGAAATGCGGAAGTATGAGACGGAGCTGTGGGCGTTGCTCAACAATCCGAACCTCTCTGAAAGCCCGTGGCAGAAGTTCCCGATCTACGGCGACATTGACCTGCGCCTGACCAAGCGCAGCAACCAACTCACCTTGCATCTGACGCGCAACCCCGGCATCGAGCCCATCACGATCACCGATCCGTTCCTGAACCGCATCCTGAAGGTGACCGGGGCGACCGGCACCACCGTGACGACCGCCGCGCTGTAAACCTTCCCCAGAGACAAACCATAACATTGTGACAATAAGTACCTAGTATTTGTCACAGAATAAATCCATGCCCTCCCGCGAAGGCCAATACTCAGACTACTGGCAGCGCATCCCGCTCATGGGATGGCCGGAGTGCCGGGCCATGTCGGTTTTGGACCTGTCCGACTTGGGGCGCAAAGGGGGCAGCATCACCATGGCTGGCGTGCCGGAGCCTGCCCAGCTCGTGGCGGGGTGCGATCTCATCCTGAACGGGGAAGTGTTGATTAACGGGCAGGCCATCGCGGGTGAGTGGAAACGCGGGGAGATCATTCAGACGGCGGGTCACCGGCAGTCTCTTGAGGTGTCGGCTGGAGCCTCCTACCAGTCATGCTTAAGCGGCTTCATGTGTTTGACGACGGCGTACAGCGGCAGCTTGGGGGAGGGGGAGACGCCTCCCGGCAGCGGGAACCTTGGGTGCGCTGGCGCGGTGGATAGCGGACCTATCGGCAAGCTTTTGCACTTCGCCTTCATTGATGAATCCAGTACCTACTTTGGCGACGAGGCCCTGCGGCAGGAAGACATCGGGGCCTATGCCGCTGCTATGGCGGATGTGCCCAACCGCTACGTTGTGCTTTTCCAGCTTGGACCAACATTCGCAGGCGGCCCGTTTGGGGCGGTCCTACCAGGGCCGGATGAAGTCGTTTACGAACGCATTTTTACAAGGCCAGCCTCTACACGAGCCTTGCAGTCGCAATTCAACCAAGGAGTGACGGCGCTTAGTCTCGGCGATGGCCAAGACTGGTGGATGTCTTTCTCCATCGACAACTCCGGATCCATGTCAGACGCCGATGTGCGGGACGCGGTGGACTTCATCATTGGTCGAGCCAATCAAATTCCGGGGGCGAGAGTGGCGGAAACCTACGGCTCCGGCACGGAGCGCTGGATTCAGGACATCGTAATTGCTACCGAGGAAATCCGGGAAGAGATCGCAGGGCAAAATGCCTGAAGCTCTTACGGTTCAGCAAAAGGCGCAGCGCTTGGCTGGAGCGGTAAGGCACTGGATTAAGCAGGGCCTCCCCATCGCAGATCAGGAGACGCGGGACCGGCGCATGGAGGTGTGCAGCGCCTGCGAGCACTGGGACCCGGACGGCAACCTTCAGCTTGGGGAATGCCGGGAGTGCGGATGCACGGCGCTCAAGGTGTGCCTGGGGACATCGAAGTGCCCGATTGGCAAGTGGTAGGCGGTATTGACAAATAACCCTTAGAAGTCCATCCTACCCGTATGCGTCGCAAGCCTCTTGAAATCGAGAACCCCCTGACCACCCGCCGCGTCACCTCTGCCGCCAATCCCTACCAGCGCTCTCAGCGCGGCGCACAGAGCCCGTTCCCGCGCACCTTCACCTCGGGCGGTCAGAGCAGCGGTAGCCTGGACACGCGCTTTTCAAGGCCAAAACAGATTGACGTTCGCCCCAGCTTAGCCCGGACCAAGCGCCAGATGGCCCCCAAGCCTCCCAAGGAAGATAAGCCGAAGTCGGTCCCCAGCGGATACGCCTCGAATATGGATGGCGGACTGTTGAAGAATAAGGCTAAGAATCCCCTCACCCCGTCAGGCCGGTTCCCGAAAAACAAACCAGGTTCCCCGCTCAAGAACGTGACCAAGCGCCCGACCGACAAGCCCGCCTTTCAGGCCAGCGTTGACCTGCGCCCGGCGTGGGCTCGCCCTGTCGAGGAAAAGAAAAAAAAGCTCGCCTTTGCCTACTAGCCGGACATGGCTCTTAACACCCCACTTGACCGTTACAATCGCCGTGTAGCATCCAGCGCGGTTGCGAATGAGCAGCGGTTGCAGCGCCAGCGAGAGCAGGAGCAGGAAGCCCTTGCCCGCAGGATGGAGGCGCAGCGCAAGGAGCGCGAGAAGCAGCTTGCTAAGGAAAAGGCTGAACGCGCCCGTCTGCTCAAGCTCAAGGAACAAGCCCGCATCCGCAACCAGATTCGCCAGTACCGCGAAACCGGCGTCAGCTTCAAGGAGCGCTCCGAGTACAACCCGACTGTTGACGGGGTGGTGACAACGCCCATTGCCGACCGCCACCAAGACGGCAGCCTGAAGTACGAGCCGAAGGAACTTGGCGTCGAGCAGCCTCCGATTGGTCCGGCGTACATTAAGAAGCGTGACGACCGGGGAAAGATCCAGAAGATCGACCCGTACCGGGGCAAGCGCGAACTGAACGACGCCGGGCAGATCGTGCAGACGCCCATCGACACCAAGGGCACACGCATCAAGACCCTGCCGCTCAAGGACGTGACGCAACAGGCCGTGGCGGACATCACCAACCCGTTGACTGCCCGCAAGCCCGCGAACGCGGAGCTGGAGCAGGACATCCTCAAGCGCGAGCAGGAGGCGATCATCAAGCCTGCTATTGGCCGTAGAAAAGACATGCTTTCCGCTGCCGAGGACAAGGCCGAGCTGGCGCGACAGCAGCAGTACCTGAAGCGCGGCGAGTCGAGCGATGCCCTGCGCGAAGTCGAGGACAAGTTGAAGGCGTCAGATTCCCGCCTGAAGGAACTGGACAAGCTGACCGAGTACGATCCGATCACCGAGGAAGAGCGCCAGGCGCATGCAGAAAAGAAGAAGCTCCTCAAGGCCCGTGAAGCCCTGCTCACCCAGCGCAACGAACTCAGCGCCGCCCACGATGATGATGAGGCCAAGTACCGCGAACTAAAGCGGGCCGAGATCGGAGCCAAGCAGGCGAAGGTGGATTACATCGAGAATCCCCTGCGTATGCCGTCCCGGCCAGCTCCCCAGCAGATGGCGCAGAACGCGCCGCCGTCCGCTGATGAGCGGCGTGAACAGGCGCTGGAAGATCACCTCACGCTTTCCCCCGAGGAACGCGAGCGGGCGAAGGCTGAAGGCAAAGACCCGTCGCGAGTCGAGGCCGGACGCCGAGGCTACCACGCGAAAAAGGACAAGCAGTACGCCCGCACGCTTTTGGAAGAGGGACGCCGCCGCATTGAGTTCCAGCGCCAGCGCGACGAGCCCATGGAGAGTGAGATTCAGAACGCCTACGAGAACATCCAGGAGGCGTACCGCATCCTTGGCGACGAGGCACGGCAGGTCGATCCAAAGCCGGGTGAGCCGATCTTCGACGAAATTCAACGCGAGGAGATTGACGAGCGCATTGACGAACTAGTTCCGGGCATGGCCCGCGTCGGGGACATCCTCAACTTCCGCCAGGATTTGGAGAGCGCCACGGGCGAGGTGATGGAGGGTATCGAGCAAGCCAAAGCTGAAGGTGCCCGTCAGCTTGCTGCCCGGCTGGAAGAATACCAGCAGGCCAACCGCTCGGAGATGGGCGTCTTTAACTACGACAGCGACGGGCAGAATTACCGGGATGCCCAGCAGCGGATCAAGGACAGCCACCAGCGCCGCGCCCAGGTCCACAACGATCCCAAAGCAGGCTTTTGGGAGAAGATCAGCTCCAGCTTGGACTTCGCCCTGACGGGGCCGGGAGAGTTTTTCCGTGTCGCCCTTGGCGTGCGGAGTGAAGATATTGAGCGGCAGGCGAAAGCAAACGAAGCAACGGAACTCATTGGCAGCCTCAAAGGCGAGTCTGCCGCTCAAGCTCTTCTCAAGGCGGACCAGTACCAGCAGCAGCTTGCCGAGGGGCAGGACATCGTACCTAAGGGGTGGGGCGGGTTTGGCGACATCAATTTCCACGTCAAGGGCGACACCACGCCGATGGATGTCAAGGTGCGCCGCTCTGGCCGCAAGAACCTGAAGAGCCTACAGAATTTCGTCAACGTGATGAAGGAAGGCGGCGTGAAGGGCCAGGCTTACGCCACCATGGAAAACTTCAACAGTTCCCTGCTCATGCTGCTGGGTGAAGGCGGGTTTAATGTCGCGATTGACGAGAACGATCCCCAGCAGGTGGCCATGCGCACTGCCTTGCGCAGCGAGATCCTGCAACTTCTCTCCAGCGACCAGTACAAGGAAAGCGCCTTGGCCGGGCAAGTGTTCGGATCGGTGGGCGCGTTCATCATCAGCCGCAACCTGGGGCGGGCGCTGATCGGCCAGCCCGCCGCCAAGATGGGCGTTGGCCGTGCGGTGAGTAGGGCGCTCGGCAAAGGCAAGGGAAAAGGGCTGGCATCCGAGATCGGCAACCTGGGCGGCTACGGCCTCTTTGGAGCGGGGCAGTCCTTCAGCGAGAACCGGGCGGACATGGGATTCCTCAACCGCGTCATGAGCATCACCGGAAACGCCCTGACGCTTCGCGCCGTCGAGGGTGCCGGCAACCAACTTGAGCGCAAGATCGGCAACATGGTGGACCTGACCCGCCGCCCGATCATGCGGACGATGCTGCAAGGTGCCGGGGCTTTCACTGGGGAGACGGTCAGCGAGATGCTGGAAGCCTCGATCCGTGGTGAGCGTGCCAGTGAGAATTTCGAGGACATCCTGAAGGGCAGCCTGTGGGCGGCGCTCGCGTTCAGCATTCCCGGCGTGGCGGGCAACATGCGGGACGCCAAGCACGCCAACCTCAAGGAGATGAGCAAGAAGCTCCGGGCGCACTACGAAGCCCAAGGCTTGAACATCCTGCCTCGCATGACGGATGTGGCCGCCGCTGTCACCACCCTCAAGAATCCGGGCGGCAATGAAGTGGTGCAGACCACGGCGCAACTCGTCGGGCCGGAGCGCCTGGGTGAGATCGAATCCGCCGTGCAGATGACCGGACAGGCCATGCTGGAGGCGGACGCTGTCATGAAGCAGGCCGAAGAGAAGGCTAAGGGCAACAATGCCGCCGTGCTGCCTCAGCGCAGTGTGGCCATGGGGCGTCTGGTTGAAGCGGGGCAGGTCACCACCGAAGCCCAGGCCGACCTTGGACTTGCCAGTGCTGCGGCACAGGAGATTTACGGCGTCACCAGTCCAGCGGTGGACGCCACCCCGGAGCAGGACGCGGAAGCTCGTACCGCCGTCCTGTTGGCCACACGAGCCCATTCCGGGCAGCAACTCACCGAAACCGAAGCGGCGCAGCTCACAGGCACCGTGGACGCCACTACCGGCCAACCGCTGGCCGAACGCGGCAAGGACGGGCAGGTGGTGCTGACAGATGCCGGGCTCAACCGCCTACGCAACGTGGCCCCGACTGCTCTCCGCTTTGCCGAGAACACCCGCGCCATCAACGAGGACCGAGCTAATGCCCAAGAAGAACTGGCCACCCAAGAAGCCGAAGCAGCCGAGGACGTACCTGCAATGGATGCAGCGCCAGACGGACAGGGCGGCGAAGCTGTTCAGCAGGTTGCCGGAGAATCCGAGGGACTCCCCCCGGTAAGCCTTGCCGATACCCGCGAGGACGGGACAACCTTTGGCGCTGCGCTGCGCCAGGCCGGAGGCAAGCCGATTACCGTCACCAGCCCGGAGGAACTAAACGACTGGAAACAGTTGGAATCAGCCGGGTGGGTGAAGGTAACGGAAGCCAATGGAAATTATACAGTTGTTCCACGTGGAACGGTGGATGCCGAGGGCGTGCGGGCGAAGCTCAATGCCGCCGTGAGCAAGTACGCGCCCATCTTGAAACAGATCGGCGTAGCCCCCCAAGTGGCCGCAACCAAGACCCGAGGCGATGGCCCGTTTGGCTTTGACCCGCAGTCCAATCAAATCGTTGTTTCCGACAATGACGAGGTGATGGCCGGTCAACTTGACTTTGCCCCCACGCCGGAGCAATTCGACGCCTATGTGGAGCAGGTCGCCCTGGAAGAGGTGGTGCACGCGATTGAGAATCAAGTCACCGTCGCCCAGGCAAAGAAGTCCGGCAGATCGCTGAAGGGCTATGTTCGATCTCAGGTCGATGGACTGCGCCGGGCGAACCCGGAGTTTCTGGAGGCCGTCATCTCGAATTACGTGAACGACCCGGAGGCCGGGAAGCGCTTCATCCAAAGCAAGGGAAAGCAGCGCCCGAAGGGACTGAGCGACGCGGATATCTTCTCGGAAGCCGTCCGCGCCGCTGTGCAGGCCCGGCTTGAGGGCAGCACTGAAGCGGCAGCCAATTACATTGAGCTGCTGAAGCGCGGCAAGGTCCCCCAAGGATTTGCCAACTACCTGCGTGCTTTTGTCCAGCGCCTCCGCGAACTGTTTGAAGGCAAGCTTCCCCAAGAAGTGCAGGCCATCGTTGACCAGGTTGAATCCCTGATCAAAGATAGTGGCACAAAATCCCCATTGGGAACGAAGCCCAAATCCCGTAGTGGACAACGCGATGATGACACCGCACAGTCTACTGCCAAGGATGATGAAACCGGACAACGAAAACCCGGAGACGCCGCCAAGCTGCCCAGAAAGAAGCTGGATGGAGCTGATCGTGACGTTCCTGATCGAGCCCGCCGATCTGACGCTCGCGCAGACTCAGGACGCGACATGGTGGGCGAACAAGAACAGCGTGGCGTTTCTGGAGACGGCGCGGCTGATCAAGCACGCCAAGAGCCGGGTGAAGGCGCAGACCAGCGAGGAGCTGGTGCAAAAGATCCTGAGCGGGGACTACAGCCAGAACTAGCCGGGCTGAAGGAGATTGTCCCAGGCGTCTTCATTGATCCGAAGAATCCCACCGCCGTTCCGAAGTACGGGAAGGACCGCCCGAAAGTTGATACCTCCCATGATGCGGAGGCGTTGGAGATCGGGAAGGGGTTGGAGGCGGAAGAGCGACAGGATTTACCATCCGGTGGTTTTGTGCGTAGAACACCAGTTGGCGTCCTACATATTGTCCAGAAGTTGCCCATCAACACGATCACTCGAAATCAGGATTTCATTGACGCCAAGCATATACCTAGAACGCGAGCAGAAATCCGCAAGCGTGCGGCTGAAGGCAAGGAGCCAGAATTTGTCCCGGTAGACGAAAACCTCAAGATCATGGACAGGAACCATCTTTACCTGTCGTACTTGCTTGAGGGCCACACGGAGATCCTGATTTCCAGAAGGCTGATTGAAAAAACCGAAGAAGAAAGCGATACTAAAGAAGTACCGTCCAACAAAACCAAGCAAGAGCTATTTGATGAGCTTCTTGCTGATGGAGTCATTACCAAAGAATACTACGATGAAAATGTACCCAGAAGTACCGAAGAAAGCGCGACAGACAATGGCGGCACTCAAAAAGCCGCGAGAAGTCTTCGAGCCGACCGACAGCGAGAGCATCAAAGCGATGGCGAATTACCTCTGGAGCGAGATGGACAAGGACAGCAAGACGGGTCTACTGATCGCACATCTACTTCTCCTGTCAAAGACATGGGACGAGTTTCGCTTAACCGAAGCGGAGCAAATGGTGGCGAAAGAAGTGTTTTGGGCGAACGACTTCCTGATTGGGATGGAAGACGAGATGTTAGTCAATCACCTTCAGGAGAAGCCGAAGGACAAGACGGAAATGCTCCTGTACGTGATCGAGCGCGTGGTGACGGCCAGGGCCAAGGAGAAGGAGGGAGCGCTTCCAATGCCGTCATGGGAGAGGTCGATGCCGGAATGGCAGAAAAAGATGCTGGAGAGCAAAAATCCGCCCGCCCCCTAAGCACCAAGCCCCCGGTTGAAAAGGTCGAGCTGAGCGGCCCGGAGAAGATCGCTCTGCGCCGCCGTCTGCGCGTTCGCGAGCGCCTGAAAGGATCAGACGCTGAGCCGAATGCGAATCAGAATCGGCTCATCGAGAACGCCCAGGCGGTGATCAGCCGGATGGTGGAGGAAACCATTCCGAACGCGGAGCGTATCGCCAAGTCTTTCCGCAACATTCCCGCCACCGATCCGCAGGACGTGAATCAGGAGGCGATACAGGCGCTGATGGATGCGGCTGGCGTCTACACGCCGGATGCCGGCGACTTTGTGCCGTACGCCCAAACCGCCGTGCGCAACCGGCTAAAGTCGCTCTTCCGCAGCTCCAGCAAGAACCCGGAGCGGGCGCTGCTCGACGTGGCGCTGTACGACGATGCCGAGGAATCCTTCAAGGACCAGGTGCCGGACGAAGGCGTGCGCACGTCGGCTGAGGAAGCGCAGTTGAACGAGCTTTCGCGTGTGGCAGCCGAGGAGCTGGAGAAGATTCAGAACCCCAGAAAGCGGGCGATCCTCAAGGGTATTGCCGAGGGCAAAACACAGCAGGAACTGGCTCAGGAACTTGGCGCCAGCAATCAGTTCATCTCCAACCAACTGAAGACCGCCCGGCAGATCATGCGCAACCGGCTGAGGAACCGGGGCTATACCGAGCGCGACATCAAGCCCATGTTGTTTGCACGTCGTCTTGACACCGGCAAGCGGGAAGATGATACTATTTCCAATGAGCGCGACACCACAAACCTTCCAGGAAGCGCCAGTGATGCCCCCGCCACACAAGAAGCCGCAGAATCTTTTGCCGGAAGCGGGACGGGAGTCCGACTACAGCTCTTCGCATCCAAGCGATCTGACCCCGTCCAAGGCGGAGGCGGAAAACATTCGGACAGCAATCTTCGGGTAGTCCGAAGCGCGTTGAAGCAGATGTCTCCGGGATTCAATTCGCTCGGAGTCAAGATTAACGTCTTGTCTGATGCTGAGGCGAAAAGCGCTGGCTTCAATGACTTTGCGATGTACCGCATGTCTGAGAACGCCCTGTATCTCGCAGAAGGCTATTTCGCTAACTCGAAAGTCCCCATCTCCCAAGAGCATGTTGAGGCCGTGCTTCAGGAGGAGCTTATCCACGGGGCGTGGGCCAAGGCGCTGGATAGGAAAGCGCCCAAGGGAATGTCCACATTTGAATATGCGCAAGCAGAAAGCCAAAAAATGCTTGCCGAGCTTGCCTCGACCGAGGAGGGCAAAAAGGCACTGATAGACGCCTTCAATATTTATTACCAGCCCAGGAATCTACTGCCCATGAAGGAGGCTGACCTCCCGCGAGTTGTCGAGGCATTCGATGCGAACCCATTCCAGGCGATGTTTGAGATTGGCAGGATGGCGATCCAGCTTCGCAATTCAGGATCGACCACCGAAGGCATTGCGCAGAAGGCGTACAATCGCGTTGTTCAATGGGTTCAAGCGGCCATCGAAGAACTGAAGCGCATCGCCCTGTCTCCCAAGGCGGCAAGTCCGCTTCTGGATGAGGTTATTCGGGAAGCCGAAGCCATTTTGCGGGGAGATCAGAAATTTGCCCGCCCCCTCGCTGCGGCCCAAACCGGCAACCCTGAGTTCAAGAACTGGTTTGGCGACAGCAAAGTGGTGGATGTAGAAGGTAATCCCCAGGTGGTCTACCATGGCACCAACCGTGTCGGCATTGAAGCGTTTGAGCCCTCCTATTACGGCGACGGACTCAACCGCGTAGAGGCGGAAGAGTCGAACGCTCCCGAGTACAAGCGCCAGCAGCCGTTAATTTTCTTCACTCCAGATCCCAAGATCACGGAGAAGTATGCGAACGAATCAAGCGACCGTAAAGGACCGCCAAACTTCCATCGTGGCGGCAACGTCCTTCCGGTTTACCTCAATTCTCAAAAGCCCTTCGATCCGTTCAGCGAACAGGACGCTAAAGAATACATTGACAACGCGGCCAAGGCATACCTGGAGGGCGGAGACGCGAAGGATGCGGCACAGGCCAAAGGCTTCGCTGAGAGCGATATTAAAGCCATGCGCAGAAACCCGGAGGATAGCTGGCCGGAAATTGAAACCCGCGTCGGCATGATCCGCCAACTTGGCTACGACGGCATCCGGTTGACTGAAGAGGGCGCTCCCACTATCGCGGTGTTTGAGCCGAATCAGATCAAGAGCGCTACAGGGAATCAAGGGACGTTCGATCCGCACAATGGCGACATCAGATATGCGCGCTCGCTTTCGCGCATGGGGGACTTCGACGGCTACGCGGACCCCGGCATGATGCAAGACCTGCTCGAAACTAATCAAGGTTGGACGCAGAAATTGCGCAGCGACCTCGAAGGGAAGGGGCAAGCCATCAAAGCGGAGGCTGACCGCCTGCTCTCCATGTTTGCCGACCGCTTCCTGCCGCTCAAGCGTGTGCAGGAAGCGATTGAGAACGGACTAGGCAGGCCGCTCAAGGAGAGTGAGAACCCCTATCTTGGACAGTCGCTTTACAGCGGTAAGGCAGGCGAGGCGCTGGATCAAATCAAATGGAAGTACAAGGAGCCGGTCATCGACCTGATGACGGCAAACAACCTGACGTTGGACGAGGTGGAAGACTACCTCTATGCCCGCCATGCCATTGAGCGCAACCATGTAATCGCCCAGCGCAATCCCGCGTTCCTTGATGGCGGCTCTGGCATGTTGACTGCCGAGGCAAAAGCTATCATCAAGGATTCCGAGAGCGGAGACAAAGGAGATACCTTCAAGCAGATTGGCGAGCTGATGGATGGACTGGCCAAGTTCTCCATGCGGAAGCGCAAGGAAGGGCAGCTTCTCGCGCCGGAAGAATTTGAAGCTTGGAGCCAGTACAAGCACTACATCCCATTGCGCGGGCTGGATGAGGCGGCGGACGGAACTGAGCCCGGAAACCCCAAGCAGGGGGCGGGTTTCAACATCCGGGGCAAGGAAAGCGAGATGGCGCTTGGCCGGAAGAGCCGGGCGACGGACTTGCTGGCGCACGCCTTCATGGTAGCGGAAGAGGCGGCGGTTCGCTCGCATAAGAACCAGGTCGCCTTACAGTTCCACGAGCTGGTGAAGAACAACCCGAATGACGACTACTGGGCCATTGATCCGGTGGCCGTTCGGCCTGTCTTCAGTAAGGCTACCGGCCTTGTCGAGTACAAGCTGACCAAGCAGGCGCAGCGGTTGGTGGGAAGCAATTCCATCAAGCTGAAGGTGGACGGCAAGCCGGTCACCATCCTGATTAAAGACGAGCGCGTGGCGAAGGCCCTCTCCAACCTGGATGCCGAAAAACTGACCGGGCTCGCTAAGCTGGCGGGGCATTTCAACCGGCTACTGTCAGCGCTCAATACCAGCTACTCGCTCGACTTCGTGGTGCGTAATGCGCTGCGGGACTTCCAGACCGCGAGCGTTCATCTCCAGAAGTACGGCAAGGCCAAGTTCTTCAAGGATGTGGTGCGCGACTACCCGAAGGCGCTGCGCGGCGCGTACGATGGCTTGAAGGGCAAGGAGGCCACCGAGTGGCAAAAGCATTTCCGCGAGTACGCCAAGGCTGGCGGCAAGGTTTCGTTCTTCAAAATCGACGATGTGCAGAACCAGGCCAAAAACTTCAACCGGGAGTTGGCTCTGCGCAAGAACACGCCGGGCGCGATCTCGATGCGCTCTATTCGCGGCATCATGAATCTGGTTGAGCGCGGCAACCAGGCGGTGGACAATGCTGTCCGCCTCTCTACCTACGTGAATGCCCGCAAGCATCTAGGCATGTCACCCGCCGAAGCGGCCAGCGTTGCCCGCAACTTGACAGTGGACTTCAACAAGCGCGGCTCGCTTGGGCCGACGATGAACGCGTTCTATCTGTTCTTCAACGCTTCGGTACAGGGGAATCTGGTAATCTACAACAACCTGAAGAACAAACGCGTCCGGCAAGTGGTCTACGCCATCGTCGCTCAAGGCTTTGCGCTGGATCTGCTTAATTCATTCCTCTCTCCTGAAGATGAAGATGGGGAGCTGGTTTACGACAAGATCCCCGAGTACGAGAAAAGCCGGAACATGATCTTCATGCTGCCCAACGGGGACTACGCGAAGATCCCGCTGCCGTACGGCTACAACGTCTTCACGGACGCGGGGCGCAACCTTAGTGCCCTGACACGCGGGAAGAAGACGCCGCTGGAGGCTTCCATGGGCACGCTCACGACTGCGGCAGAGGCAACGAATCCGTTTGGCGGCGTGAACAGCCTGGGCAATTTCCTCGCGCCAACTCTTTTCGATCCGATTGTGGACCTGTACCGCAACCGGGACTTTGCCGACCGTCCCATCTACCCGGAGAACTCGTACGATACCCGCCCTCCCAGCGAGCAGTACTATCCCAGCGCTTCGCCCATGAGCGTTGCCTTGAGTCGGAAGCTCAACCAGCTTACCGGGGGAGACGACTTCGCCAAGGGCTCGTTCAGTTACAGCCCGCACGTGTGGGATTACATGTTTGGCCAACTCACGGGCTCGGCTGGCCGGGAATGGCTGATCCGCGTTCCAAATCTCGCCTCCAAGCTCTTTGACGGCGAACCGCTGGAGTACAACGAGGTGCCCGTCTTGCGGACGGTGGTGGGTGCCAAGCCTACTTGGATGGACAAGCGCCTGTTCTATGATCGCGTCCGCGAGATCGAGGATATCAGCAGGCAGTACAAGCAGCACAGGAAATCCGGCAACGCCGACCGTGTTCAAGAAATTCGCGAAAGCAAGAGCGCGTTGCTGCGCCTGAGCGATCAAGCGAAGAATGCCAAGAAGGCTTTAAAAGGCGTGCGTGAACGCCGGGAGCAGGTCAGCGCTTCCAAGCTGGACGACGCCAAGAAGAAAGAAATCCTGGACTCGCTGGACCAGCGCGAAAAGCGGATTATCGACAGCCTAAACCGGGCGTACCTGCAGGCGGCCACCGATAGCCACTGAGTAGCTATCGGCTACTCCTTCCCTAGGTAGTGGTGGTCGTACAGTTCTTGGTGATAGCACTCCGGGATGCGCCGCATCCTTTCCCCGCGAATCTCATACACATCCAGAAGCCGGTGAGAATTGACTACAAAAAGAAAATTGCAGTCGATCAGGCACAGTTCGGCAGAAGGCTCATCCACGATCTCGCCGCGCCGTTTTGCGTTCGTTCGATAGCGTTTAATCGCAATTTCAATCCAGTCGTTCATTTCCGGTCCCTATTGTAAAGCCCGCACGGGTCGAGGTATTTTTCTTTTTGCTCTGGCGTAATCTCAGATCGTAGTTGTCTCAGGCGGTCCAAGTGTTTCGTGGGGATGTTGGCCTTCATGTGCTTGACAAGCTCATCCATCACGTTCAGCGATGAAGCCAAATCATAGACGTGGCACCACGATTTCTTGATTAACTCATCGTCTTCCGAATTTTCGCTTTTGAGCGTGTCGAGGATCTTTTGGAAGCGGTAGTGCGTGAGAACGCTCTTCAGCGCGTCAGGACGAACGCCAGGGGCCTTTACGGGCACTTCCTGAATCGTTCTATCCGCCCGGTTGAGCCAGTTCGTGAATCTACGCCGGGTTGGGTGCTTGCCGTTCTGCTTGCACCAAGCCTGCATTTTGGCGAGTTCTCGCGGGACATCAATTCCCCGGCAGGCCTCCTCTTGGGACAGCTCCTCCACCCAGTCCGCGTCAGCGAGCTGAACTTTCTTCCGTGACGCTGGGCGCAGCTTGCCTGCGCCATCATCGTTTCCCTTAACAATCCCTTCCCTGTTCCCTTGTTCCCTGTTCCCTTGTTCCAGCGGTGAGGGATCAGTGACGAGTCTTCGATCTGTCGTCGATTGTTCGTCGACCCAGTAAGTTTCTAATTTAGAAGGTTTTGCGCGATCAACAACTTGATGGGAACTGAAATTCACAACATGACCTAACAAGCCTCTTTTTTCGTGCATTTTCAACTCAATCCAACCCACGCGCGAGCACTCATCGAGCAATCGCTGAGTCGTCGTCGATTCATCGTCGAATGGTCGTAACTGCGCCCTGACAAGCATTGGGTCTGCCTCGAAGTACCCATGGTCATCGGCGTAATTCAGTAGGCCGAGCGCCATGGTTTTCACATCGTCTGGAAGCCTACCCATGACGGGATGCCGCCAGAACTCAGGTTTGATGGTTCGTATGCGCATCGGTTATTCATCCACTGAAGTTAAGGCGACTATTCCATGATGTAAGCACAAATAAAGGAACTGGTCGTAATCTACGTCAGCTTCCCGACAGAGGCGCTTTGCCAAGGCTAGCAAGGCGGAGCGCGATGATCTCCTTAAGAGCTTTTTCCGCGTAGGGTTTAGGTGCTCGCCGTCCCTGCTCCCAACTCCGTAGCGTGTCGAGCGGGATCTCCCATTCGATTGCCGCTTCGTCTTGGGTAAGTCCGTAACGTTTTCTTGTTTGCTTGAGGAATTCGCTGAATTGCTGCATTGTACACTGATGGTTGGGGTCATTTTAATCTGAAGGGTTAATGGTTCTGACCGAGGGCCGGAAGATGTTAGCGCATCGACCGGCCCGCTTCTTGGTGAGAAACTAGTACAAGGTACTAATTGATGCAACAAGAAAATTCACTTTTTTTCTTCCGGCCCCATGATACACTTGGGTAATGCCGACACGACCAGCCATGATGCGACGGGTAAAGCCTGGCAGCGAGGAATGGCATCGCCTACTCAAGACGTTTCCGGAGGAGGTACAGGCAAGGGTTGCGTGTAATTGTACTGCTTCTCCGAAATCTTCTGGAGATGAGCCGGATCGAGAACCAATCCCCGCTTCACAGATTGCCCATCTTCTGCGTACTCCCATTCCAGGATCAAGTGCGGGACATTCTCGCATACGTACATTTCCCCGACCAGTCCTTGCCCGCACTCCGTCATAAAGACCAGCTCGTAAATCCCGTCATCCATGCCACAAGGCAAGACGGAATGTAGTCTCTGCGCAATCCATTTCTATGCCCCACATCGAAACAGACCCCCGCAAGTGGGAAGAGGTGAAGCTCCGAACGGCGGCGGCGATTTCCAAGAGGCGTCCGCAAAGCTCGGAAGAAGCTTGGGCACAGTCACCGGAGCGTCTTCGAGTTAGTGATGGCTTCCGCGCCTTTAAAGAGCAGGGCTCTCATTCCATTTCCTCCTAGCCAAATCCACCCTTGCCTTGCGGCACCATATGCGGTATTGACAAATAAAGCATATGGACATATTTGACCGCAGTGAGAACCTGGAAGAAGCGCCGCCGAAGCTGAGCCTTTCAGGTCCGATGGCCGAGAGCGCGTTGCTCGGCATGTCCCGCGACCGGCTGATTCTGCTCAAGGACCGCTGCATTAAGCGCATTCAGGAAGTACGTCAAGAGATGGGCTGGAGCATCCGCCCCGAGAGCTACGGCGGCTGGATGCAGAAGCGCTACCGCTACTGGCAACAATACAAGGATGACTGGGCATGGCGCGAGAAAGCGGCCAAAGAGGGCGAGATGGAGCCCGTCTTCCAGTTCTGCAACTTCACCCTGAATGATGTGAAGCGCGGCGTGCAGTACGGCTACTCCCGCGACTTCGATCAGATTTTCAGCATGGAGCCGTGGATGGAGGTGGAGCCACGGGGCGAGGCGGACGATGACGTGGCTGCCCGCATCCAGCACCGCGCCCGCTATAAGTTCGACCAGCTCAACACCAAGGACGAATGCGTGATGGCGAGCCTCATGCGCCGGATTCACGGGGAGGCGGTCATCAAAATTTGGCACGGGCAGACCGTCAAGCGCTACGAGTCTCCCGAGGACGTGGCGGTGGACGAGAACGGCGTGACGGTGATGGCCGGTGGCGAGCCGGTGACCGTGCACGATTGGATTCCGCATCCTGAGGAGATCGAACGCCGGGCGGACTTGCCGGAAGAAGCGGACGAACAACTCCCCCCCGTACTGGCTGTTGCCAAGAACGATCACCGCATCGGCTTGATGGATGGCATGCTTGTAGAGGTGGGTGAAATGACCGAGGAAGGCCCGGAGATTCTGAGCGACCTCGGCTCGGTGCGCTACGAACGCAGGATGGTTAAGCGCCGGACAGTCTGCGACCGTGGGGCGCACGCCTCTCTGCTGGAACTGGGAAGTTTCGGCGCTCCGCTCAAGGCCCGCGACCTTCAGAGCGCGGACATCGTTTTCCACACCTACGAGCTTTCCCTGACTGAAGTCGCCAACCGCTACCACCGCGACCCGGTGCAGCTCAAGACTATGATGCCGCAGAAGAACAAGGGCATCTTCACGGCGATCTACGACAAGGTGAAGGAAATCTTCATCAGCGCGGATGATGAGAGCGCTAATCCCGCCCCCGAGATGGACGACGAGGCCGACAGCGGCAGCGACCTTCCGGTGAACAGCGTGCGCAAGGCCACGCTGGCGGATGTCTGCATTCACTTCGACGCGGACGAGGACGGCTACGATGAAGACGTTTTCGTGACGCTGCTCCTCGACGGGCCGGAAGCCCAGGGCGGCGTGCCGCTGTACTGGAACTACGTGGGGGCGATGTACGAGAACGCCGAACGTCCCTTCTACCCCACCCGCCATGTCGAGTTGCCCGGCGTCTGGTACGGGGAGGGGGACTTCGAGACGCACGAGGCGAAGCAGAACAAGATCGAGTACGACTACAATCTGGTGTGCTTCCGCAATTCAACCTCGGGAAGCATTCTGCTTTGGAAGCCGGGCAACCTTCAGGACCCGCCTGACGAGTTATCCCCAGGCTCCAATAAGGTGCTGGCGGTCAAGGACTCGCAGACGAACATGGATGATGTCGTTAAGCCGCAACCGATCTACGAGCCCACGGACGATCTGGTGAATCAAATGGAGATGATGAGGCAGAGTCTCAATCTGGACATGGGCGTACTCTCCGAAAGCCAAGCGCAGGCCGTGGACCTTCCTTCCTCCGACACGGCAACCGGCGTGAACGCGAACCTGCAAATGGCGGAGAGCCTTGGGCAGGCCCGCATCTTCGTGTTCGAGCGCGACCTGACGCGAATGCTGATGGGCCTTGTGTCCCTGGACTTCCGGTACATGGACGCGGTGGAGGACTTTGAGTACACCGAGGGCGACGTGCGCAAGACCGGATCGCTCCGGGCCGACGAGGTGGCTGATCTGGAGATGAACGTCAAGCTGTTGCTGACGCGCCGCCACAACCAGAAGGTGCTGCAAAACTACGACGCCGCCGCGCAGATCATCAGCGCGTGGAAGGCGAACGTCATGCAGAGCCTTCAGATGGGCATTGACCCCAACGCACTGGAAGGGGAGCGCAAGATCTATGTGGACCGGCTCAAGGCGCTGGACGTGCAGGACGCCGAGGACCGTCTACTGAAGGTTTCCGACATCCAGATGCCAATGCCCCCAGAAGAGGCGGGCGCTTTGCCTCCTGAGCAAGCCGTTGAAGAACAACTTCCCCCTGCCGTATGACGCCCGAGGAATACGAACGCCGGATAGAGAAACGCCGTGAGGCGCACCGAGCCCTTGGCGTCATCAAGGAGCTGGAATCCAGCGAGGATTTCCAGTGGTTCCTGGAGCAGATGCAGGGCCGGGAAGAGGAGGCGCTTGACCAGGTTGGCCAGTGCAAGGATCACGACCTGCCGGTGGCCCGCGCCGTGTGGAAAGAGCGCCGGTCTATGCGGGGAGTTCTCTCCGATCTGGAGTCGAAATTCCGCAAGCAGGCCGAAGCGAACAAAGACGGGGAGGAAGACAAGCCAAGCCTCTACGGAAAACCTTCAGAGCAGTATTGACAAATAACATATAACACCCCAAGGTAAAGACACATCGAGAAAGGCAACCCATCCCACCATGAGCAATCTAGTCGAGAAAGCACGCCAGGCGCTCCAGAACACGCCCTTTTGGAAGAACGCAGAATTTACTGAAACCGAGCCCACCGTTGTAGCGGCGGTCGCTCACCGCATCGCCAAAGCCGATGGCACGCCCCATCCGGAAGTAAGTACGCTTGGCGGTCTGCTGGGCAACGCCGCCGATGCAGACGCCGCTCGCGTGCTGTTGGAGCTTCCACTGAAGGCGACGGCCTCCGTGGACCTGGAGGCGACCGCCGAAACCGTCATCTACACGCCCCCGGCTGGCTACGAGCTGTATGTCGTTGCCGCCTTCCTCCGGTACGACACCGAGGACACCGTGAGCGGCGGGGCGACCGTCAAACTTACCAACGGTACGGGCGACATTTCCGCCGACCTTTCCACCGGCACTTCGCCCGTGGCCGACACCTATACCGCCTTTGCTCTGGAAACCTCGGGCGTTGTTCTTTGCACGAGCGCCGCTCCCCTGACCTTGGACGTTACTGGCGCGACCGCCACGGAACTGACCGGCACCGCCATCGTCCTGGGCTACCTGCACCCGACCTCCTAATGTGGCCAACCTGCTCGACACGCTTTACAAAGCCCGGAAGCTTACGACTTTCGTTGTCGAAAAGCTGCGGGCGGTGGTGGACACGTACGAAGTCCCGTGCGTGGCACTGCATGCGCGGTGGGTTATTGACGATGACGGGAACATTCAAGTCCTGCTCACGCCGTCTTCGGATCTCAACGCCAGCAATCTGGCGAGCGGAACGCTTCCTGACGGCAGGTTTCCGGCAACTTTACCCGCCGCCAGCGGAACAAACCTCACCAACCTTTCGATTGCCAGCTTGACAGCCGGGGCTGATAGCGCACTGCGAATCAAGAGCGATGAAGACGGCGATTTCCTGCAACTCAAGAACAAGACCAGCGGCGAATGGCACACCCTTTTCATCGACGACAACGCCCAAGGAAACCCTGAAATCGCCCTTGGCCCAGGAGAAGCCTAACCCATGAAGACGACCACCAAGCTCAAGACCATTCAGACTTCCGCCAGCGGGACGGTGTTCGTCTCCCTTGCTGATGAAGTGTGCGATGAAGTCTACATCAACAACCGGAGCGGCCAGAGCTTGGATATTCGCATCGCGCCTGGAACAACCGAACATGTTTTAGAGAACGGGCTTGGGCGCGGCTATTCAATCCAGAAGAACGCGAAGGAAGTCTCCATCAAACGCACCGACGACAGCACTTCGCAGGTGACGGTTGAGTACACCACGATCCGTAGAAACCCTAACAATTGGTAGCCTTTCTATGAAAAATACGCTCCTCCCAATTTTGTTTATCTCCGCAATTGCGGCACTTTGCCTTTACGGGCAACCAACCTTCCCGACGACGAGCAACACGTCGCTTTCCACTGGAGGCGGCACCATGACGGGCGACCTCGACCTTGGGGATGGCGTTATCATCCGTTTTGAAGGCACCACGGCCAACGACTTTGAAACGACGCTCACCGTTACTGATCCGACCGCAGATAGGACCGTCACAATTCCCGATGCGACCGGCCACGTCTTTCTAACGGACAGCGCCATCACTCCAAGCGCGAATATACAGAGCCTGCTCGGCGCGGCGGATTACGCGGCCATGCGGACGCAGCTGGATTTGGAAGATGGCGACATCGTTGGTGCCATCAATTCGGCGGAGGCGCTCGATCCGGTTGGCGCCGTTGACCTCTCCGGCGCATCGAGTGTGACGTTCGGCAATGGTGACGTTGTCGAGGACGCCATCGAAGACGGCGCGGTGAGTGATGCCAAGGCCAACCTCTTTGCCGAGGCCGATGTGTCTGATAACTCGCCGGTAACCGCGACGAACATTGACTGGCTCAACAGCGGCCATGCCCCCATCGACCTGGAGGACGCCACGGGCGACGTCACGCTCACGATGATCAACCTGCAGGTGGGCAAGGTCTATCAACTCTATGTCACCCAAGATTCCACCGCCCGCGACGTGATTCTTCAGTCGTCCGGTGCCTCACCGGCGGTTTCCGCTTTCGGTGGTGGAGGCACCGTGGATATCTCCACCGGCGAAGACGACGTGGACCTGATCCTCTTTGTCTACGACGGCACGCAAATCGTCATCACCGGCATCGTCCCCGACCTCGGCTAGCACCATGAAGCATCTCTTAACTGTCTTCCTCATCACACTGGGCCTGGCCGCGTCCGCTCCGGCTCAGGGCCTCGGCATTGACGCGTCTACCGCCGCCTACTGGCGCGAAGTCCGGTCCTGGGGCGGGTCCGCTCCGTCGGCCACACCGCTGGCTCGCACGGTCCAGCTCCGCATCTATTTGGGCCAGCAAGGCCTCTGGTCCAGCACCCGCGCCTACCTCCTCAAGAGCGCGTACAACACCGGCACCGGCAGCGCCGTCATCGGCTTCGGCGGCCTCACCTCCAACAACATAACCCTGGTCAACTCCCCGACGTGGGGAGCGGATGGCGTCACGTTCGCGAGCGCGAGCAGCCAGTCAGCAGCGGTTTCGGATTTCCTCGGCGGGGCCGTTGATTTAACCGTGTTTACCCGGCTGGCCTTCGCCAGCGCGACTCCCACAACTATTGAAACCATCGTCAGTCAATACAACCCTACCGGCAACCAGCGCAGTGTGCTCCTGAATTATAGAGGCACATCAACGGGAGACCCCCTGCTGCTGGCGCGCAGCACTGACGGCACGGCCACCGGCGCGGAATTATACGTTCAGACCACTCCCACGCCCACGACTGCCGATCAAACAATTGTCGCGCAATGGTTGGACGGCGCGGGCCGTAATCTGTGGATCAACAAAACGGCGTCAGCACTGACACTGTCCGGCGGTGATCCCGAAACCTCTAGGTTCGACACTGCCGATGACGTCGAGTTTTCGGCCGGCCTAAACGCGACGGTGCGCGGGTACATTTTTGTTGAGACGACGATCACCACCGCGCAGCGCGAGTGGCTGACAGATTGGCTCAACGCCCTCTAATCATGAACGGATTTTCTGACACCCCCCGCATTTACAAATTTCCGGCCAGTCTCTTGGCGGATGTGCCCGGTTTGCGCGATGACTACGGCCACGACGCACCGGACGGCCCGCGCACCGTCCGCTGCCTCTGCGCCGGTTGGGACGACACCGCCCATACCCGCCTGCGCGCCATGGAGCTGCCCAGCACCGCCACCGCTGTCGCGCTGACAGACGGCACCTTCGCCTTCGGCCCCGCTTTTTGGAGCGAAGCCATTGAAGCCGCCCTTACCCTCGGCGAAGACGACCGCCTCGCCGACGTCACCGAAATCACCCCCGAACAACTCGAATCCCTCCGTCCTGAGCCGGAGATTTAAGCCAATGAGCGACGACGCCTTCAAAGCCCAGAAAACTAAGTGAGCGATTCAGAGCACATCATCGAAACCGAGACGAGGCCGACCAATACGGTTTTGTACCGGCATGTTGTTGTCCCGCTAGCCGCCGTCATTGGTGGCTTTGTGGTGTTAAGCGGATCAGGTTGGCATTTTTACGAGCGGGCGGCGTCGGCGGAAAACGTGCTCGCCGAAAAAGAGCAAGAGGAGAACTTGAAAAGATGGTTCACCAGAGAACTCGACCTGAAGTTCGAGGAAATCAAACTTTATATGCAATCCAACCGATTCTACATGTCCGATTACGAGATCATTGTTGATTTTTACGAAACTCAAGACCGGCTCCCAACAAAGCAGGAACTCATTCGACTGAGGCAGCTGCAATGACCCTTCACGGCGTCCACCCCTGGCTTGGCGACCATCTGCTGGTGTGGGGAGGCGTCATCCTGATTGTGGCCGCGATCTACTTTTTCAAGACGAGCATCACAACCATTCGTAAAACCCGGAAAAAGAAATGGAAATTATGAGCATCAAAACATTCAAGAATCCCCGCGTTTGGCTACACAGCTTAGTCGCCGCCGCGATCACCGGCTTTGCGGGCGCGATTGCTGGAGCTATGGTAGACCCGCACGCCTTCAATCTAGCGGAGTGGGGACCGTTCCTTAATCTATTGAAGCTTGGCGGGGCGCAGGCTTTCATTGGTGTGTGCGCCTTCCTCGTGCGGAGCCCGCTGCCGGAGCTTGTGGAGAAAGAGGCTGACGGCCCAAAGCCCCCGGTTTCCACAGGCGGCGCGGCGATGATCGGCGGCCTTCTTTGCCTGCTTGCCTTGGCTGGATGCGCCACGGACGGGACCAACATCAACTTGGCTGAAGGCAGCTACCAGTCCAATAAAATCGTGAACGCCGAGGGCGTGAAGATCACGCTGCCCGGCGGCGGTAGCTTCACGGCTGACAAGCTGCGTGCCGCGCCGGACCCTGAGGTGATCGACGCCCAAGGCAACCGGCTAGAGAAGGGCCTGAAGGCCGGTGGAGAAGCCGCCGGGAAGACCGTCGGGACCGCTGCCAAAACCATCTTGCTGCCGCGATGAGCACTGCCGAAGAAGAGAGCCGCAACTACAAAAGCCCCCTGCCGCTGCCGGGTGATGCTCTCTACACGTACACGCCCGGCGTGGTCACGCGGCTGATCGGTCACTTCACGCGCCCGGAAGACGACGAGGAGCGGGAGTACGGCACGGACTGGAGGGCGAGCCACATGGGCATTGTCGGATACAACGGCGAGACGGTGGAGAGCCATATTGGCCAAGGCGTTCACCATGGTGACCTGGCAGAGATTCTGACCTGGAAGCCTGGCAAGCGAGTGTTCTTCACCCGGCCCGCCAACTACACGTTGGATCTCGGCAACCGTATTGTACGTCAGGCCGAGGAGTACATCGGCGAGAAATACGATTGGCACAGCATCTTTGCCCTGGCGATCCAGAACACGATTGCCGGACGGGCCTGGACCAAGAGGGACGGCGGAGCGGCAGCCAACTGGCTGGGCGATAAAATGAACGCCCGCAACCGCTGGTTTTGCTCCGAGCTTTCTTGCGAAGTCTACAACCAGATGCCGGAACTGGAAGGCCTCGGCGTGCTTGGCAACAAGGGCGTGTACCTGATTCACCCGCAGCTAGCGCTGGACGACGTGGCTGAACAACCCAGAGAAGACACCCTTTTTGCCTGCCGCTGGGAAGCCACGCTGTACGGCGAACCCGAGGAAGAAACCATCCGTAAGTATTACCGCACGGAATCCAAGCCAAAGGTCAAGCCCGTGCGCGACCGGAGACGATAAGTTATGAGAAAGCATCCATCGAGCCGCCCCCAACAGAGCGCCATCCACACTCACTATGTGCTGGAGAAGGCGGGCATCAACCTGCAAGCCGAAGGCGTGGTGGTGCTGGGCGTGCGCGGTTACTTCCGCGACAGCATGGGCCTGACAGGCAAGAACGATGCTGGCATTTACGATGACGCCTGGTTTGTGGTGACGCCGGAGATTCACCGGGCGTTCAATGCCAATGTCGATCCGAGCCGCTGGGGCTGGAACCGGGCACTGGGCAAGCCTTACGCCGTGCTGGCTCCGGGCATCTGGAAGTACCGCCCCGGTTACCACAAGGGCCAGTACAAGGCCTTTCGGCAGGCTGAAACCGTGCAGGTGTTGCGCGACCCGGACGGGCCGGACGGACGTAAGTCGCATTGGCAGGAAGACGGGTGGTTTGGCATCAACCACCACTATGGCAGCAAGTCCTCCACCTCCAGTTGGGGATGCCAGACCTCCTATCAGTTTTGGGAGTACCGCGAATTGTTGTACGGCATTCTGGCTGACCTTTACCCGGACAAGCCATGGGACAAGCGCGAGTTCACTTACTTGCTCGCTGAGTACCAAGGCGGCAGCATCGTGCTTCCAGAAGGCGCTCCGATCAAGGATGACAAGCCGCGCTTCCACGCCGTGGGCAAGATGTCCACCTTTGGCGGGCCAAAGGACACGGGTGTGACGCCCTCCGAGGGCCTGGCGATGGTCTTCCCGTCGAACTGGCGACAGGTAGAGGAATACTTCCTGCCTGAGCAACCCAAAGGCACCACCGGTCTGGCGCGGCGCATGAACCCCGCCACCAAGTACCTGGCCTGCCGCTGGGACTACACCAAGATCCCGAAAAGCGAACTGATCAAACTAATGGCCGAAGTGACCAACACCCGCACCGGCAAGAAAGCCTTCGCCAAGCCTCTGGACTGGGGGCCGCATGAGCGCACCAACCGCGTGGCGGACCTTTCGCCCGGACTTGCCGATGAGCTTGGCCTGAAGACCGATGACGTGTGCGAGGTGAAGGTGTTCTGAACCGTCAAGGAATCCTTAACAGTTGAACCATTCGATAATTTCGAAGAGTTGCCCATGGCCAGCGAAATACGAGCGGATGTGAGATTCAAGCGTGGCGAAACCGTCACGCATCGCATTGACCGATCCAAGGTCGGGCACGTAACCGGCATCCTGGTGGGCGGAGATGTGATGTACGAGGTGGAATGGGCGCACGGCACGAGCAGTAATTACTATCACTTTCAAATCCAGCGAGCCACGAAAGAGGACGTCGCCCGGGCGGTGAAAGCCTCGCTCGACATCGACAGCGGAGACGCGCCCGTGGAATGACTATGAAGGCCGACAGCATCCAACTACGAACCAAGATGGCCGACTACGAGCGGCAAATCAAGGCCTTATCGGCAAATAACAAAGCCTTGGAGAAGGAAAATGTTCGCCTGGCCGAGAGCCGGGAGCGGGCCGTGAAGGCGAGAAAGCCAGCGCAGATCAAGCCCGCCAAGCGGGTCAGCTTGAAGCGTCAGGAAGTGCGGTTCATGATCCCGGACACGCACGGATGCATGATTGATCCCGTAGTGGCGGCGGTTTATATCGCGGACATCAAGATGCTTGACCCGGACGTGATCATCCTTTTGGGCGACCACGTGGACTGCGGCGGTTTCCTGGACGAAAAACACACGCTGGGCTACGTGGCGCAGACCGATTACACCTACGAAGAGGACTTAGCGGCGGCGAATCACTTCCTCGATGCCGTCCAGAAGGCGGCACCACGGGCGCGGTACCACTACCTGGAGGGCAACCACGAGTACCGTGTCGAGCGCCAGTGCGTCAAATGGGCCAAGCAGAACCGGCGCGATGCCGAGGCGATGCGGCAACGGGAACCGCCGGAGTTTTTGCTTAACCTAAAGGATCGCGGCATCAGATACTATCGCCAGAGTGTTTGCTATGATGGCGTTAAAGTTCCCGGCACGCTGAAGCTGACGAAATGCCACTACTCCCATGGCTGGCGCACCGGGAAAAGCGCCCCGCTGCAAATGGCCCAAGACGTGGGCGGAAATATCGTCTACGGCCACAAGCACACGGCGGGCTACGCCACGGCCACCAGCGTGGTGGGCGGCGAATGGGCGGCGTTCTGCCCGGGCTGCGGGTGCAAGAAGCAGCCGCTTTACCAGCATTCCCGCCCCACCGACTGGAACCATGGCGATGCCGTTCAGATTCTCAGCGCCCAAGGCAATTTCATCCACATCAACAACCCCATCATCAACGGCCAGAGTATGCTCGGGCCGTTGATGAACCAGAAGGCATAGATATGAAACTAGATGAACTCCGCAAGAAACTGGACCCGCCAGAAACCGTGCCGAAAGGCTGGAAAACCAGCCAGCAATGGGCGGAAGAATGGGGGTTGGCTCAAGCTTCCGCGCAGAAAATGCTGCAACGCGCAGTGCACGCTGGCGTCATGGAAAAGAAGATGTTCCGGGTGTATGCCGGAAATCGAACGGGTGCCACCCGAATCTGGCACTGGCGCGAAACCAAAACTTAGCCCCGGAACTTCACCGCCTCCTCCACGTAGTGAAGGCGTTTCATGGGCGTCATCGTGCGGTCGGAGAACTTTTCCAGCGCGTAGTTCCAGAGCTTGGGATCGTTCAGCTCTTCGAGCTTGGCGATCAGGGCGTTGAACCGGGCGGCGGGCTCCTGATACGGGTAGTCTCCCAGCTCCTCACGCACACGGGGGAGCGCCTTGGCGATGAGCTTGTCCACCACATGGTTGGCCGATCCCTCGGGGGAATCCTTGGCCGGGTTCTCCGGGCAGTCCACCGGCAGGCGTATGCCCTGATCAATCACCGCTGTGGCCACGCACTGGCGCAGCCACTCGCTGGGCTCCATGCCCTGGGCCTGAGCAGCTTTGCGCATGGCTTTCTCAAGGGCGTCAGAGCACTTCGTCTGGAGTTTGCCGGAGTAGGAGTAGGTGGCCATGGGAGTTATTCACAACGGTATCCAAGCGTATACCGAAAGCAGGTTGTTCCAAGGGGAATTTCACCTGACACTAGGACCAATGAAACCGCGCTGCCAGTCCAGAATCACGGATGTAGTCAAGCAGACACAGATTGTATGCAATCAGATTGACAGGCACAAATACTTGGTAGCGTCAAAGGAATGCGTTTGCCAAGAGCCTGCCGGGCCGGGGCGCTTAACAAGAAGGGATGGGTAAATGACAACGACGGACGAACGCAGGAAGGTGAAGCTGGATGGGAAGCTGTACAAGGCGCTGCTACAGGTGGCGAGGAAGCACGACATCAACCCTGACGACATCGTGGATATGGGGGTAAGGCACGCGCTGCTGGCTTTGGAGCAGCCTGTCGAACACTCTACTTGCCGGGCTCTTCGTTGAGCTTGGCGCTCTTCAGGTTGGGTTTTACCTGCTCGTACTTGGCCTCCTGACGCTTGCCGGTAAGAGCGGCGTCTGCTGCCTTGAGTTTGGGAGAGGCTTTCTGGTCGAACTCGCGCTTCTCCTTGGCGACATGCACAATCCAGGGGACGGATGGCTCCTCGTCTTCGATCATATCTAGCATAGCGGACACGAAGGACGCAGTGAGTTGGTTGGCTGAATAGCCCAAACGCTCGGCCTCATCGCGGAGGCGACCGTAAATCTCCGGGGGAATGGAGAGGCTGGAGCGAGTGGGAACCTTGTCTTTTGACATACGCAATCGGCAGGACCATACCCCACCTTTAAAAAGATTAAAAATACATTTGACTCTAATGCGATGTACATTACATTGGATCGCATCATGAGCGACAAAAAAATGATTGGCTTCCACGCCACCAGCGAATTGAACGAGCGGATAGAGAAGGTCGCGGCGGAAATGGGGCGCTCGAAGGCGGCCCACATCCGGTTTGTGATGAAAAAGGACTGCGAGCGCGTGGAAGCCAAGCAAAAAAAGGCCAAGCAGGAGCCAGCTCTGAATTAACCAACAACCGAGGGATGGAACGATGACGATGAATTTTACCGGCCACAAAGAACTTAAGGCAGCCAAGGACCGCATGTGCGGTTTCCTTCGCCAACACGAGAACCTGGATCTCCGTAAGATCG